CGGAACATCATCTAAACTAACATCAAGCGTTTGCATGATAATATTATCCCCATCATCTGTTATAGGGTCAATATATATCAATGAGAAATCACGGAACGCAACATTTTCAGTAGGTGCAACTGTATCACCAATAGTTATATCACAAACAGTTTCAAACATAAATTCATGAATGTAATACGCATTGTTATATTGAATAAATCTATCACCTGCGGCAACAGTTACATAAGTTGCAGCTTCTTCTAATACAGGTGTAAACCTAGTACGCAACATTGATTTATAAAGTGCAACCCTTACATCCTCTATTAAATCACGGGCAGCACCGCCACTTATTTCATTTGAGCATGGAACGTAAATATAAACTGAGAACGGCAATATAAGCCTTGTGCGATATTCATCGCCATAAGTTAAAGTTTGTATAGCATCCGTACTATCCCTACGGCTTTTTGATATTGATATATCGCCAAGTACCACAAAAGCCCATAGCGCGCTTGTATTCTGTTTTGTATAAGCTTCCATTGCGCGTTCCCATGAGATAGCCCTTGCAACTCTTACACCACTTCTTAAAATTGGAGTGCCTTGAGCTGGACTATTAGGGGTTAATGTAGTTTGATAGGTAAACGTTGTATTATTTGTAACTGTTATTTGATGCCTGCCATTGTAGCCAGTTGCATCATTATTTAATAATACGATAGTACCAGTTGCAGGGGTAACTGGTTGACTATCTATTTCATATTTAAAAGTTCGCCTATTTAGAACGTCCGTTATTGCAAAACTGCCATTATATGCAGATTGATTAGCCCCTGCAATTTCAGCTACAAAATCAAAACCTTCCGTAAAATCATGAGGCGTTGCCGTTGTAACGGTTACTATTGAGCCAGTCGCGCTTATCCCTGGCTTAGGTATTGAAGTAATAGAACTTATACTTATTGGAGTTTTGGCATTTAAAATAGTTATATAATTATTAGTAGCTAATCCATGCGGCGTTGCGGTTACAGCGGTTATAGTAGTTCCTGAACGCGTTAAGCTGCTTATAGTAATATCAGGATTGCTAAACAAGCTTGTTTGTGTTGGTAGTGCGTTTTGCAATTGCCCTGCTATAGTCGATGCTTTTATCATTATCTATAACCCTCATCATGCGCTTTTTTAAGTTCATTTTCCATAATAGTAACAGCCTTACCTTGTGTTTCTTTTGATGCAATGCGTAAAGTTGGCCTATTACGTTTTTCTTCTAATATTTTTGTATACATAGTTTTTTCGTTTTGCCTAAAACCAAATTCTAATTCCTGCGCGCCTTTTACACTAAATCCAATAGTTTTTCTAGCGTCACCGCTTCTATTAGCAAAACTTTCACCTTCAACCGATGCACGATGCCGCCTGCCTTTATATTTATAAACTTGTCCCGAACGTGGGCGTTTTAAAACATTTTCATTTATTGTTCTTTTAGCAATAGCACCAATTGCGTAGAAAGCCTGCCTTATTCCGCGCACGTTTATTTCTTCCAAGTGGGTTAATTGGAATTCAACTTGCCTATTATTTGGGTCAGGAGTTACTTTAAACATAGAATAATTATATATTATTTACAAGAAAATGCAATTATTTGTAAAATAGGTATTGACGTATAATAAGTTCTATTATATAAAGGGTGTAGGGATTTAAAATAAAGGAATAAGATTATGGATTTAACTTATACTCAAGATAAAATGTTTACAAGATTTATAGCTCAATCTAAAGAGGGTGAAACTGCATGGCGTGAAATGGCGGTTAAAATGAATGGCGTTGCATCGGTATTTAATTTTGATGCTCATAATGTAATTTTGCAATTGCGTAGAGCTGGTTATAAAGTTGGTAAAGCAAAGCCAATTAGTAAAAAAGAAATTGATAATATTTTAAATGAATTAGGTATTTAATGGGTAGGTATAAAGATATAGAGTTTTTAGATGGTAGAAATTTTTGTAGCGCAAGGCACAAAATACATGAAGCTGAAAGAAAACAATATTTACAAAATAAAGCTAATGGCTTTTACGATAATTTACCTAGCAATAAGAAATTAGTTGAATGTAAAAATTGCAAATGCGGTTTTGTAGCTAAAAAAGCTGATATAAAAAGAGGATGGGGTAAATTCTGCTCTAAATCTTGCAAAGCTCAATATTAAATAACTAACAGGAGAATAAAAAAATGAATAAAATTAAAACATTAATAATATGCGTTGCTTTAACTTTAGGAATAAATGTATCAGCTCAAGCAAAAGTAACAGTTGGTGGTTATCCTGCATGTATATCTGAAAATTATTTCAATCAATTACTAGATGCAATTAATGATAAAGATGATTATGCAATTAATTTTTTAGTTAGTAATACTTTGTGTATAGTTACAAAACCTGATATTCCTGCAACTGTTTTAAGTAACTCATGGGGTATATCAAAAGTAAGGGCTTATATAGGCAATAAATCAATTATCCTATGGACTAATTCAGAAAATATTATTGATTAGGCAAAAAAAAGGAACGAAAAATGACAAATGATATTTTTGAAAAATACAGATTTAGAGGCACTAAAGATGAATTGTTATTTGTAATAGATTTTATATACAAAGAAAATAAACTTATAGAATCAGAATTTGCAAAGTTAAAAAAAAAATTTGAATGGTTTTTTGTTGAAAATGAAAATCGTTTAAATAATAATAAAGATAAATTAAGTAAATTAGAAGAAATTCAAGATAATCAAAATTTTACTTTAGATGTAATGAAAGATTTTGATTTTTTAGATGATAATTTAACTGATGATAAATTGGAAAATCATATAGAAACCTCTGGTAATATTATAAGGAAATATCACGAATTATTGAAATCTATGCCCCTTAGGGATGTTGAAAAACTACAAAAAGAAAGAATAGAAATTGATTTAGATTGTGTGGATTTTACGTTAAAATTAGAACGCAAAGCTAAGAAAATTGTAGAAGAAATTATGGGCGATAAGCCAAAGGGGTATGAGTTGGGATTGGCAATTTTACAAGAGCAATTACATGACAATTCATTTATAGTTGAATGATTAAGCAAAATTAGTTTCTTTAGATGTAACACCTCTTTCATTACATCTAATTAACATAAATTCGTCACGTTCTTCTAAATTTTGAATATCTAAAATGTCAAAATATTTGGATTTAAACTTTATCCATGATTCGGCTGTTAGATTTTCTATATAACGAATATAAAAATAATGAGTAGCAACACCCAATAAATTAGTTCCATCGAATATTTCTACGCCATTTTTAGTTTCAACCATAGCCCATACGGTTTTATCAGTATTAAATACTTCGGTAAAATCAACACCATCGGATGATGGGCTTGTTATTGTTCTTACTTGTATAACAATTTTATCACGCATATCACCAATACAAACAGCCCTGTTTTTACGTCTTATTTGTTCGCACTTTGGCATTTTTACAACCTGTAATAACTTGCTGGTTTTTCGTAACTTCCAATATTAATAATACGCCTTTTATCATATATGGTTTTTGAATTTGCAGGCAACATTGCACCGCCGCAATCCCCACTACAATCGCCTCTATTTTCATATAAAAAAGCAATGTGATTTAATAATGCAAGTTTAATATCACTTGGAATGTTAACATTTGAAGCACCATAACCACTAACAAATACTATTTTAACTGATTGCGGTATACAATCAGTATCAGTTGGCCATTCTTGATTATCTTTTAAATAAATATAAGGATAATCATTAACGTCTTCTAATCCATATACCGTATTTGCAACAGTAGTTAATACACCATTAATTAAATATTGTATTGATGTAATGCTTGATACTTTTGAACGCCTTAAAAGTAAAGGTTCAAAAAAATCATTTCTAAAAGTTGTATATGTTTTATTTATAAAATCACGTCCAGTATAACGCTCCCCAAAGTCGGTTGCAGTTTCAATCAAAATGGTTAAATAGCTATCCTCACTTGTATCATCGGGGTCAAGCCTTAAATGCGTTTTAACTTCCGCTAAAGTCAATGGCAAATTTGCAGCAGGAGTTGTAACATTATATGTATATGCTATTTTACGTCTATCTGTAATGTAACTGTTATTATAAAACATTACGCCCACTCATATTTAGGATTTTGCGGTTTAGGAATTATCAGGCTTTCTAGCACTTCGATATTATCTCGATTAACTAAATTCGCATGAAAGCCATCATACGCAACAGGAAGCGTTATAACCTCGCCATTTTCGTCATATTCTCCATCGGTGTATATAGTGCCGATAACGTGCAGCGAGCTTTTTCCATAATTATCAAGCCAGCCTTCATTATAAAACATAGGTAGGGCTTCTATCAGTTCATCCTCACTATTTGCTTTTAAATATATTTCTATCATGATGATAATGCCTGTAGTTGTGCGTTGGTAAGTCCCCTTGGAATTAATGTAAGTGACTTTATAACGCCGTTTAAATGATTACCGCTAACAGTACTCATTCCAAGGAATAAGGCGGTAACAGGCGGTACTATAGCTGACGTATCTGTTCCAACTGCCCCGCCGTTTACAGACATAGCGTAGTCATCCAATTTACAACGCAATGCTATCTTATTTGATGCACCTGCCACTAGCCCAGCGGCCGTAAAATCGGCAACAGCACCACTCCCACCTTCAACAAATAACCTTGCGGATGTTCCAGTTGTTAATATTTCTATCCTATTTAATAAACTACCAGCAGTACCGAAAGCTAGTATCCTTTGGCTGGTTACAAATTGAGGCACTTCAAATTCCGCAATAACAGTAAACTCACTTGCATTAAACCACGGCTTAGTATTAACATCCTCAATAAGCGGAACGGAGGCGGCGCGGGTTACGGCTGCGCTTGTGGTTGGTATGTAGGAGGAGGCGAAACTGCCAACCTCAAATTGTCCACCCCATATAAAAACACCCTCTCCAGTGCCGAGATATGACCTAGCCCTTACGGAGGTATTTACATTACCAGTTAACGCAGGTATTGCCACGCCCGATGATGCCGACGCTATAGCAGCCCTTGATATACTACATCTATACCAGCCATTTCCTGCATCGGTTATCGTTGGGGTAACAGCGTCCGTTCCTGTATTACCAACTACACCGTTTTCTATATCGAAGTTAGCCCAAGCATCACCTGCAAAAGTTGAGCTTGTTGTGCTGAATAATAATTGCACCCATTTATGCTCACCTTGCTTAAAAAAGAATGAGCCAGTGTAAGTAGTGCCACTCGTAACTGTAACGCTTTGACTTAAGATATGGGCGCTGGTGGTCGCAGTATCGTTTAATTTATCAGCAGTGGTTGTGTTATCAGGAGCTGTTGTTTGGTTAGCGGTTACGGTAGTATCATTCTTAGTCCAAGAAGCATTATCAAATTCCTCACTTCGCAAGAATAAATTAGTCCTACTCCCCTCAACCACAAGCCCCGCATCATCCCCACTCTCTAAAGCACCAAACCTTGGAACGTCCACCGCAAATGGGGTTAGGGTTGTGCCAACAAAGGCGTTAGCAAGTGAGTTGCGGGTGAAGGTTGCGCCTTGCCATAGCTGACTTCCATTAACTATTGGAAACTCTAATTGCTCGCCATTAAAGAATAATACTTTAGCCATAATAATTAAATTGCAAAAGGTTTAATTTGGAAAGATATTGCACTGGTTTCTGTATCATTTGATACAACTTTTATTTGGTCGTAACCTGCAAAAATTCTAGGCTCAAGCGGATAACCGCTATTTGCTGTAAACGTATAACTAATTAAATTATTAAGTGAGTCACGAATAGCAACAAAAGTTAATCCACCATCAACACTACCTAAAAAACTAAATGCAGTACCTACCATAGCAGCAGGAGTTGTTATGGCTATTGCAGTTGCGCCATAAAGTAAAACAGCATTTGAAGTTGTGCCGTCAACTGCTATAGTTGCGGTTAATACTTTAACATCTTTATCAACTAAATTTATAGCTTCCATCGTTTTAAATCCTTATAGTTATAGAACTATTATACATGATAAATATAATTATTGTAGTTATTTATTATAAATCCTCATACCAATCTAAAGTTGCCTCAATATTATTATTCCCCCCAATTGCAGCAGTACGTTCAGCGGTTATAATCATCATTAAATCGGGAGGTAGTGTAATTTGACGCATATTTAAATCAATGTTAGATATTCCTGATGCAGCAACAGCGGTTGACGCAATAAGCGTTCCACCTGTATAAACAATAGGAGTTCTATCAATATCAGCAACTAAATTATTACCTGCGCTTACAAAATTTTGCTCAATACCAGTTGTTACAGCCGTTCTTACTCTAATTCTTATATTTCTATTTGTATCATTTGCTATATTTATAAACAATGGCTCAATTTCGATTTGATTTGTTAAATAATTATAAGTTTTTCTATTTCTAAGAGTTAATAATGCAGTTTCATTTGTTGTTGTAACATCTTGAGTTGCCGTTATAGAACGTGGGTTTCTTGTTCTATTTACATTGCCGTCAATTGCAGCTTCAAAAGAATTTACATAAACATTTAAATTGGTTGTACTGCCTAAAGAAGTAGCATAAACTCCAACTCTCATAGCTGGATTTGATAATCCTGATACTGTTGTAGTATTTACAAATCTAACCGTATGTACGTTTACATAAAAACCTCTTATTCTATCTACAATAAAATATTTTATTTCACCCCAGCACATATTTTGATAAGATATTTGATATAAATTTCCTTTTGAAGGGTCAAATTGCTCTATTAAAGCCTCGCCATTCCATTGGGATTGTGCAACAAAATTACTTGTTTTTGTAACGCCCATTGTATTTTGCGTTATATTCCCCACACTATCGCCGCTAGAATTATATGTATAAACTCCACTTTTTGCGCCATCGGAAAGCGCATTAATAATAACAGTTGAACCTATTTGATTTGCACCCCATATAAGTTGATTAGCATTTAACCATGATTGTATTTCATAAGCATTATGCGCTATCGTTCCTATTGTTAAGGGGATTAAATAATCAATACCATTTAGAGTTAATGTTAAAGTTTCATTTCCTGTTGCTGCTATTGTAATTGTTATCGTTCTAACTTCTGCTATACCATCATATCTATGCCATATACCAAAAGTAGTGCCGTTATAACCAAATGACATTTCTTCCCCAATGGTTATAAGGCCTAAACCCTGCTCACTATTTGCCGCATTATTTTCAAAATATCCGCTAAACCTTCCTGTTGCGCTTTTACCCACCCTATGAGGTAAAGACCTAAAAGACTTTAATAATGCACTGCCATTTTCAGTTGTGCTTGTTGATATTTTAAACAACCTATTTTCAGTTGTAACAGTACCGTTATTTGATGTAAATGTACGAAAATTTGAAGGTATTAAATTATAAGTTGCTGAACCTTCAATATAAGATATTGGAGTTACTGCATAATTTTCATTAAATGCAGATTTTGCACCCGTATCATTAGGATTAATTGCAAAAGAATTTACTATGCCGGTTGATTGACAAACCATTAAACATTAACCCTTGCATAAACGCCTGAACTTGGCAAAGTTGAATTGGTTAAAACCGCCCTTATTTGAGTTCCCGGCGCAAAATAAAATTTAATAACGCCTGAATTTGTGGGGCTTGTATTACTTATAGTGCTATTACAAACAATTACGGGCGCATTTGTATCAATAGCACCTTCTAAATGAACTTTACCGCCGCCAAGATTACCCCACACCCAAAAATCAGCTTCACCGCCAAAATGCGTTTGCCATTCACCAATTATAGCAACCCCTGCATCCGCTCCCACGTTTTGCAATAATTGTTTGTAATTTTCGCCGGGCATAAATAACCTAATAAATAGGCAGTAGATTTTTTACTGCCTATATTTAATTAAGAACGATTAACAGTTGCAATCATACCTGTTAAATCAATATCAGTAGATGCAGCGGTAGTTCCTGTTAGTAATGCGTAAAGGGTTTCACCTTCCGCAAGGGTTTCAGTAAGACCTGTTACTGCTAAATTAGCAGAACTTATAAGCGTATCAGCTATTAGCGTTCCCACGTTATCAGCTCCAAGTTCAGCATCAACTACAGCACCGGCGGCAGTTGTTAATTTGCGAACTGATAGAACAAGCGTTACGTTGTTACCAGCGGATTCAACTTGTCCTTGTATTGATAAGCCTGTAAACGTATCGCCTATTTCTAATCCTGTTATTGGAACAACTAAAGTAGATGAAGTTTGACTTGCAGGCAATGTAGCATGACAAATATTAGTGCCGCCTGTAATAACCCATCCTGCAGTTGCACCAACTTTTGCATTACCGCAAATAGGAGTTACTATTTTGCGGCCTGCACGGCTTACGGTTGCATCAGGTAGTATTTCAAAAGTACCGCCAATATAAAGGGGATTATCACCTGTTAAATCAGGCTGGCCAAATCTATTAAGAACGTTAGCAGTCATATTATTATTCCTTTATTGCTAATTTAAGAGTTTCTTTTAATTTTTCTAGTGTTTTTCTTTTATCAAGATTAACGCTGTAAATTTCTTTTGCATATTCAATTAAATCATCTTTATCAGTAAATGTATCAATTTCATCTAAAGTATCATTTTCAATTGATATATCAAAATCATTAAATTCTATTTTTTCTTCTTTAACGATAATATCTTTATTATCAAAAGTAGCAAGGTTTAATTCTACAAGGCGTTTAAGATTTTCAAGCGTTAAATTTTTATCACCTTCTTTGAATTTATCACCTTTAGAAAATATAACAACCTCCCTTGGAGAAATTGCAAGCGCGCCGCTTTTTATAATAGTTACAATCATATTATACCTTTCAAAAAATGGCGGGATTTTACACCCACCATTAATTTGTTATTAATTAAACAGATAAATCACCACTTGGCATTACATTTGGAACACCTTGGAATATAGCAGCTATTGTAGTAGTGGTAGTAGTAGCAGAAACTATCTTTAAACGCAAATAACGTTTAGTGCCAAAAGCTCCAATTGAGGGCAGATTAGCACCTGAGGCAGTAAGTGCAGAAATAACCGCGCCTGCTTCAGTACCTATCAAATTAGCATCCGCAACATCGTTAGCACTTGACATATCGGCATTATTTGATTCTTCTAGCACAGGCGTATAAGTACCAGCACCATAAACAGTTGAAAGCAACGTAAACACAACGCCGCCATCAAAATCAGCAGTATCAATAATAGCACCATTGGTAGTAGTATCAGTTGTGATTATTGCACGAAAAGCAAGTTTAGGCAGTAAATTACTGCGAATATCATTTATAGCCATAATTTTTAATCCTTATATTTTATAAATTTAATAAGTGGGAGTTTTTACACTCCCACCTTTTTAATTATACAGCAAGTTTCTGTATTTTAATTGCCTGATAGTTAGTAACGTCACCGCCTACACGTTTAGTAGTGTAGAATTTGATGAATGGTTTTGCGGTATAAGGGTCGCGAAGTACGCGCAATCCCATACGGTCAACAATTGTATAACCTACGCCAAAATCACCATAAGCAACAGCAAGCGCATCGGCTGCAACTGCCTGCATATCATCGGCAAAGAATAAAGGCTTGCCAAGCAACCTAACATCTACACCGTCAGCAAGTAACCGCTCATTAAGTAGGTAACGTCCAGCACCATCTTTTAGTAATGATACATCGGTAAAGGCATCACGTTTCATCATAAATACAGCACCCGGCTGATAAGCCTCAAGCAATGCACCTTGAAGTTTACGCAAACCATCGGCGGTTATAACGCCTGAAGTGCCTGATTTTATCTGCTCAAGTTTATTGCGCTCATAAACTCCAGGGGTTGCCCATGCAGCATAAGACAAAAAGCCTTTAGGCTTGTTAGCACCATCGCCTGATACAAATGCAGTATTTTCAAGACGCATAAGTTTTTCATCAGTTTTACGGGCAAGCCAAGCTTCAATATTTATTGCAGCATCATCAAGCATTTTTTGAGTAATAAGGGGTTCAGCGTATTGCTCATGAACTGCAATTTTAAGAACTCCGACTTTAGGAGTACCGGTTGATGCGCGGGTTTCAACTTCACCAACCCATCCGCCCGAAACACCTTCATTATCATCAATAGGAATTTCAACTTCATTTGTTCCAGTTGTGATAATTCCAGCTACAGCGCGCATAGGGGAGCTTTCAAATATACGGGTAACAGTTACATCTGAACGCTGGTCAGGGCGCACCAAATAACCACCATCGGGATTGTTACCTGTAACCATTGACTTTACATCGCTAAACATGTAAAAGCCTTTACCGTCCTCAGTGCCTTGCTCATTAACCATATTGTAAATAGAATTTTTCAAAGCTAATTCATCATTAGTATCAATGGTTTTTTTAACAAAAGCAGTTGCAAGTTCATTAAGTGCATCGCTTGAAGGGGCGACACCTTTACGCAAATATTGAGAAAATTCATTTTTAAATTTGCTTTTAGTTTCTGCAAATTCATCAAGTCCTGAATTGGTAACATTTAAACGATTAGCTTTTTTATACATATCTTCATAGTCTTTTTTAACAAGTTCTATTTCAGATTGTAGTTTTTTAGTTTCAGCTTCGGTTTCAAGGCTTTTAGCTTGAACTTCAGCAAGTTTTTTAGAAGTTTCATCGCCAAGTTTTGCAAGTTGCTCTTTAGCTTCAGCTCCCATAGAGGTTGATTTTTCAGCTATTTCACGAATGCTTGCAAGTCCGCTTAAAACGTCCTTCATTTCATTTTCATTAGGCATTTTAGTTTCCTTTATTAAAAGTTTTTTGAGTTTCTTTTATTGCCTCTAATAGGCATTTAATATCAACAGAATCACTCTGATTATTCTTTGTAGTAACAGGGTCACCCTGCACTTCAACTTCTTTGAACTTTGAAGCTAAAATAACGGCGGCTTTTTTAGTAAATACACCTGTATCTTTTAGCATTTGTTCAAATTCGCGTTTAGTACTTATGGATTCAGCTTTAAAAGCATCAACTGTTTTTTCATCCATATCAGTACCTTTTTTTTGTTTTATTTGATTTAATTCAGTTTCAAGTTTTTTAACCTGCATAATTTTTGCCCTGGCATTTGCAGGAATAGTAACTATTGATACTTCCCATAAATCTACTTCTTTTAATATTCTTATGCCATCCTCACCCATTTCGGCTTCTTTAACGCTAAATCCAATGCTAAAATCACCTAAAGCACCCATTTTTAATAATGGCAATAAATCTTTAACAGTGCTGTTATCTTTTGGCATACGCGCTTCGATAACCAATCCCACTTCAGTTTCATATGCTTTATCAATAACCCCTAAAGGCTCACTCATTTTATGCTGATATAATAACTTTGGCATACGTTCCGTTAAACTCATGGAAAATGCGCCTTGTTCTATTTTATCACCAACTCTATCAATATTCCCAAAGGTTGAGGCGTAACCTTTTATATGCACAAAGCCATCATCAAGCTCTTTGAATTCTAAAGGTGAATTGATTTTTTTAAAAAGTAGATTTTCCATAAGGTATTATAACCATAATAGTTTCATAATTATAATATTATAAAGGATTAAAAAAAAATAAAAAGGTGAAAAATAAAGCTTGCAATACATTTAACAAAATGTTAAAAAGATTTAAGGCAATAATTACAAGGATTAATTATGAGTGAAAAATTTTACAATGGATTAGGATTAATTTTATTAGTATTATTAGCTTTAGCTTTAAAAGGTTATGATATTAAAAATGATATAGAATTAACAAAATATAAGGAGCAATTGCGTGTCGAATTTGCAGATACAAGATATTAATAGATTGCAAGAATTAGGATTTAGGCTTTACGGTAAATATTGGAAAGGGCAATTAGCAACTGCAACTGATTATAGCCAAAAGACAATTAGTCATTGGGTAAGTGGAAAAAGCCCAGTGCCTAAAATAGTTATTGAATTTTTAGAAATGAAATTAGGGGAATAAAATGGAATTAAATTTAACAAATGTAATTATTGGATTACCAATATTATTATATGTAACTACTTTTTGGCTGTTTGTGTTATTACTAATAATAAAAAGCCGCAAGGTATTATTAAATAAAATAAAAGATTTAATAAACTATTAACTACCTGTTAATTGACTACCTGTAACCTTGCGTTTACGCAATATATAGATAGTTTAATTTAATACAATTATTATTTGAAAGTAAAAATAAAAAAAATCATAAGATTAAAGCTTATCATTAATTTAACCTAATAATAGGAATTGCAGGGATTGTAGCAATGGGAGCGTCAACACCACTAATTGACGTTATTGCGCTACACCTGCAATTTATTACATTATCAAGTGATGCGCCAAGTGCCGTATCGCCGGGAAAACGCAATAATTGCCCTTGTACTGTAAATGGCCTACCGTGAGTTACTTCTTGCCTATCAGCCGCAACATGAGATGCCCTTGTACGCTCATCAAGTGTTGTATTCCATGTGTCTACTAATTTTGCAGGGGATGGGCTTTCATTTATAACACTTTGAAACGCATTAGCTTCAATATATTTTATTCTTTCTGCAGTTGTATTAGTTTCAGTTATTGCAATGGTTTCAACACGTTTACCGGTTTTATTGATAAAATTTTCTTTTATTTGGTTTCCAATTTGTAAATTAGTTAAAGGAATATCTTGCAATGCAGAATTAACCAATACACCGGCAACAATAGTTTGTAATTCTTTTTGTGTTGTCGCAAGTATAATGCCTGCATTTTCAATACTATGCGACATAATATATTGCATAATATCGCTATCCACGGTTTCACTTATTTGTTTAGTTTCTAATTGTAAATTAAAATGTTTTATTTCAGCTCTAACTTCACCGCTAAATAATTTAGCAACATCCCTATAATGTTCGCGCAATAAAAATACAAGTTCAGGCTCAAACGGTTTTAAATTTGGAATATTGCCAGTAGTAGCCCATACAACATTTATATCTTTGCCTAATTGCCTAAAAAAGCGCGTAAGTTTTGGTTTAAACTTATTTTCAAGTTTAATTTTCTTTGCTAATTGCAAAGATGCTAATTTTTGTTGCCTAGTTGCCATTAAAGCCCCTCACCATCGGCAATTTGATTTATTTCAATATCGGTAAATATTTTATTACCTTTTACATCAATTTGATTTTGCATTAATTTAATAAATTCTTTACGGCATATTGATTGTTTTAAACTTTTTTCATTTTGACTATCTACAACAGTTATTAAATCATTTTCAATAAATGGAGTAGTTCCTAAAGGTATCATGTTATTTAGCATGTAAAGTTGATTACCGCCCTCTATTTCTTCCAATCCTATTTCACGCCTTAATTCATCTTTAGTTAAAACATCTAGTTCTTTTTTAAGTTTTAATTCCTCATTACGCCTCAATTGTAATGCACTTATTTTATCTAAATTAGCGCAAATTAAAGCATTATCTGACAATCCAAAGCGAGGGGCTAGAAAGTTTGTAAGCTCGCGCAATAACCTATGCGCTATAGGAATAACACAATTATCATACAAATTAAGTTTTGCGCTTTCCATATTAGCAAGTGTCATATTATCGGGGCTTACTAAAGGTAACGGAACTTTATAACGATTAAATACGGTTATTTCTACACGCCTTGATAATTTTTCAAAATCCATATCCTTTGCATTTAAATTTGCAGGAATAAATTTCATTCCGTTTTCAAGTATTAAAACTTTGCCTGCATTTTTTGCACCTGAATAAAAATTAACCGCTTGCTCACGCAATTTTTCAAATTGATCATCATCAAGCGTAGTACCTTCCGGAACTTCAATTGTTCCTGACGGTATCATACCATTATCGAGTACAGCAAGATTATGAGTTGATATTTCAATATATTGATTAATTTCGCGGTGGATTGATGATAATTTAGAACGTCCTCGGGCGTTTTGCACGTTATTAATACCCACTACACCGGAAGAACCATAAACAGTATCGCCAATTGCGCTAAAGCCTTTTATTTGCCATATTTCAGCGGTTAAACTTGAATTGTAAAACCTATATTGATTTTCATCGCGTTTAAATATTTCTTCGGATGTTCCGTTTATACGAACCCTCATGGAATTTACAAACCCATCTTTGCCTTTTTCAGGTGTAACATATTCAGGTGATACTATAATTAGCTCAGATGGTTTTTTATTTGGGTTGCCGTATGCTATAATATAAACTTCATTTGTTATTAAGAAATAAGCACCTAAAGTTTCTAAAAAATCTTCTTGCACCATATCATCATTTGGAGTGCGTAAAAACTTTAATATTTCTGCATCATATTCTATTTCATCATTTTCTTTTAATATAAGTGATAATGTTTTAAATTCATCATTTATCCAATCTATAGCAGTTGCAACAGGGGCGCACTCATCATAAAAACGTAAAGCACGTTTTATAGTCATTTCATTGTTAGCACCTGCATTACCGTTCATAAGCCAAGGGAAGTTTGTAAATGCTGATTTTTTTTCAACAATTATTACATCTTTTTTGTTAAAAAATTTACTAAACATTTATTACCCTTATATTAAATTCTTGTTTTTTATTATATAACTGGTCAAGTGCATCGGATAGAACGTCTACCTGGTCATCATGAGGCGCATTTGGAAAACCTGAAGCTTCACTTGTAAAATCAGATAGCCAAGTTGCATTTTTAGGTAAATAAACATATCCACTTTCAACATAAGGAGCAACCGACATTGCCCTTGTTACTTTGTCTTTTGTATCGCGCTTTATAGCTTTAACAGGTATTTTACTTTCTTGTTTTATTGATTGTATTAAACCCGTTCCGCTTGCTTTATCTTCTATTGCTGCGTTTCTTAATTTAATATTACTATTAGCTTTATGTTTATTATAAAAAGCTACAAATTGAGTTTTTAATTGCGGGGCTTCCCATTTGCCCCTTAAAATATCAATAATGTAAGCGTTTTTATCTTCACCCATACATATACACATAAAAACAGAATAATCATTCATTTCACCTGTTTTCATTGCGGTATCAGCTATTATAAGTGAATATTTAATTTTTGGCAATATTTCAAAATACTTCCACCAAATATCTTTAAATATACCGCCTCCAAGGGGGGATGGTAATTGCTGATATTGCCCCGAAAAAGCATAACTGCCAAGTTCTTTTTTAACTATAGATAATTCTTTTAATCCTTCCCTTTCTGGGTGCAAAACTTCATTTTCATTACGTTCTTTATAAAAATTCCCTATATGAATTATTTGCTTTTTTTCTGCAATGGCAGGTAAACATAAGTGTTCCCATCCGCCTTTTTCTTTTAAATGGCCAGTTAAATCATTTGTATGCAATCTTTGCATAACTACAACAATAACACCATCTTTTTTATTATTTAAACGGCTTGAAAACGTTTGGTCAAACCATGTAAGCGCAGTTAATCTTTGCACTTCACTGGCCGCCTGCATAGGATTATGAGGGTCATCTACAATAAGTATATTGCCACCCTCACCAGTGGATGAACCTCCAACGGATGTTGCTATTCTATGTCCTTTTTCTGTAGTTTCAAACCTTGTTTTTTGATTTTCATCTTTAGATAATATAACATTAGGAAAAACATCGCCATACCATTTGGATTGTATTAAATGGCGACAATCAAGTGAATGTTTAGTTGATAATTGTTGCGAATATGAAGCCGCAAGGATTTTCTCATCTGGATTGCGCCCCAAAAGCCAAGCAGGCCATGCAACTGTAACGCTAATACTTTTCATATACCTTGGAGGTATATTAATAATCAATCGTTTTATATCGCGGTTATAACAAGCTGTTAAATATTCCGCTATAGCGTCAATATGCCAGTTGTGCAAATAAGACGCTCCAGGGTCAATCGTATGAAATGCACGTTGTGTAAACGTACTTAATTTTAATCTGCAAGTTTCATTTAATAAGGTTATAGCCTTTTCTTTTGAAACATTAATCATCAACTTTTATTCCGATACGTTCTAATAATTCTTTATCTTCATCGGATATAGCAACTGTTTTTTTAACTTCCACCATGTCTTTATACAAACCAACATGACGAGCTAATTTATCGAGTGCCGCAAGTTTATCATTAAATTTTATTTCAACAGTATCGCCAAATTTACTTTTTTTCTGAACCACCCCTGCAACCATTGCCATATCGTCTTTAGTTAATTCATCGCTATTTTTAATCAGCGCAATATCGCCATTCCATTTAACTATATTTCTTATATCACCAAAACCAATACGCATTAATTCTTTGATAATCATATCAGCGTCAACATCATTTCGCTCTTTTTTAGCTTTCATTTTCTTTAAAATAGACTGATAAACGTGGGGTTTAGTGTTGGTCTTACTATTACTTACCCACGAATAAGCTTTACTTTTTGCCATTGATTTTGAATATCCAGCTTTTATTGCCGCCCTTTCAGTATCCAAATCTATTAAATATTCACTTACAAATATTTTTTCTTTATTATCTAATTTTTTTATCATACGGGGTATTTTTATAAAAATTTTAATAATTGTTAAATTATAATAATATATAATATATCTTTACAAGTCAAACTCTTTTAATTATCAAACCAAAAGATAAACCTAACATCTTGTAAGCCTTCTTGACGTTCCCTAGGATATTTTGCAAACTCACTCCAATCACCTCCAAATAAGTAACCTAAAGGATATTTTGTATAGCAGATTGATTCACGCCTATTTTCAAAATATTTTTCTAATTCTTCCATTTCGCAAGCTTCTAAATAGCTATAACTATGGCCGTCACCTTTCCATTGGTTGACAAATAATTTTGTTACATCACTAATATCATTTGGCAGTCCCCTATCTTTTGCAATTGGCGTTACATTATCATAATTTCTAACACCTGCTAAAAATGCAAATAATTCATAATTCCTATCAATATCAGCTTCACCGTAAAAATGCCATTTGCCGTTAATTTTAACTTCTTTAAAAAAATGTATATCACAACCCATATTAAATCCCCTTAATTAAAAACTACAATAACCGACTTATAACAACTTCTATTATATTAATCAATAATTATTTTTAAAAAATAAAAATAAAAAACTATTTTATACATTTTGTATAAATAAAAAAATCAAATAAAAAAACAGTGTGTAGCACCGTGTAGTTAAATTGTAGTTTTGCACTACACGCCATTTTATACAAAAATGTTACACCCCTAATTAAGAATACTATATATAAGTTATTAATATATAATAATAATATATATATTATATATATACATATATAGACATAAAAAAACAGTGTGTATAAAATGTAGGGGGATACCCCTAAAATTTTCTAAGGGGTGTATATCTACATTTTCTACACACTGTTTTATAAGTGTTTGTTTTATAAAGGTTTTTCCTTAAAATGGCGTGTAGTTTGACACTACACACTGACTACACGCCATTTTTAAGTTATTGAATTATAAGCGTTTTTAAAATCCAGAGTGTAGTTTTTAAAAATACACACCATTTTACAGCGACTTATAACTATTGGAAATTTTTCCGTTAGGATTTTTAACTTCCTTTACGTCAATCATACCACTTTCATACAATTGTTGCAAGATTTCGTTGCGTTCACGCCCTTTGATAAACCTTACCAAATTGCATAATTGATGATGATTTAAATATTGCCCTTTATTTCTATCGCACCATCTTTTTATAACATTACGAACTTTATTTAATAATTTTTCATGTTCGGTATCGGCGACATTATCACCAATGGCTTTTATAGCTACATGTGATAAGTGCATAGCGACTTCACAAGCCCATTGCATCGTTACGCTATCTATAACGCTATAGCGATAAGGATGCGCTACCAATGCAAGCTTTATAGCATGTTCCCGACTACGCCCCCATATAGGAGCTAATAAGCCGCCTCTTTTTATTTCCGCTATTCTTTTTTTATTACAAGCCTCGGAAAATTCACGCAATATATCTTCTGCACCGCCCGTATAATGAATTACCTTTGGTTGTGGTATTGGTGTTTGAACTGCAAAATTATTCCCTGCCGTATGATTTACGGGCGCGTAAATAGGCATATTGCGGATATACATTACATTATCCATTAAATCTTTAGGTATATTATCAATATTAGCATGTTCCTGTAATGGCGGGTCAATATCATGACTTTGAAATATAAGCCATCTTGCTAAAAAGCCATCTATCGCCTCATCTGAAGTCATACTATCAAAAAATCTTTTAGGCACGGATGTTGCGTAAATATTTAATAATGGCTGTATAAGTTTTTTACTATTTTCTGCATTTGCGTAACATTTACCATCGTAATAAGTACCCGCTTCGCTATAAATCTCCATAAGGAGTGTTAATAACCTGCTTTCATGGCTTCCTGCCCCTTTTGACGTTAAGCTTTGCATCTCACGCCCTATCTCATCCATAAGGGCAATGCCTACGCTGTTATTATCATATAACCTATTTATTAAGCCAGTATCACTTGCCGCCTTCCCTATGGTTAAATTTTCAAGATTAGCATTAAAAAACAAACTCTTTATGCAATTTCGCGCATGGTTTTTACCTGTTGATGATTCGGCAAGGCCAAGTGCCATAAAGTTAGTTCTTAAGTTACTATCTGATTTAACCCTATGCGCCATTATAGTACCTGAAGCGCATATTGCTGCGCCAAGTGCTAATATAGGTTGCCTTTGCCTTGACGTGCTATTTATCCAAGCTGCTATTTCCCCTGGCAACCCTGGCGCATTATCTAATAAATGTTTAGGAAACTCCAATTCGTTAATATCATCATTTTCCGAAATTAATATTTTATCAACAATTTCTTTTTTGCCGGTCATTAAATCTATGCCGTTAGCAATTAATTTAAAATCAGCTGGTATAATAAATTCAGGCTCATGTTTGATAATATAGCCATAACCAACCGCGCTATGATATATAGTCCCTATACTAACAGGATTGCCGGAATATTTACCGAAACTATTCCATTTATACTGCATCCCTTTTTCAGTATAATTGGGGGCTTTCCTTGACCACGCATCCCACGCATTATAGGCCGCATCGCCATAATTGTGCTGCAATGCCATTCCAATAGTTATCCATGTCGCATAATCCATTGACGGTATAAAAGATAATGCTTTTTCTATTTCTGATAATTCGGGTAATTCGCCATCGTATTTATCATTAAAATTAATTATTTTTTCTTTATAACCAAATAATTCATCAACATTTTTAATAAAATCAACAGGTAATATTGTTAATTCACTTGAATTTAAATCAAGCAACGTATCAGGTGTAACCCATACATAAGGTTGCTTTGTATCAGGGTGGATTGAAGGCGGCATGACGGTATAAGTGCCGCTTGATAATAACTCAACAACGCACTTATTTTCATAACGCCATCTTTTTGTTATTTCACCGTTATATTTATAAAATGCCGTAAAACCTTTTTGCCCTTTTTTCTTAACTAAAGAGCCTTCGAGTAATTCTTGAACTTTTTCATGCAAGTTATTTATATCTATATCAAAATCAAGCGCAATAATATCACTTGCAGCACCTAAAGGAATGCCAATATTATGATTTGCAAAAGATGATAACCAGCTTTCAACCTGCCATCCCATTTGTTTTTTTTCGCAGTAATTTTGCCAACTTTCCATTAGAACGGCTTTAGAATTTGGCTCAACTGGCAATACGTTATATCCCATTTCATAGTATTTTAACGCATTATTTTCAAAAATTTTAGACATATAAAACCCATATAATTAACAATATACATATATATGCAAAATAAAGCTTAAAAGTAAAGCAAAAAAATAATAACTTCTATTATATTTTATTATTGACATATATAACAACTTCTATTATAAATTAATTATCAAAACGATAATTAATAAGGAATACATAATGTTAAGCGTTCAGAATAACATAGAAAATATAAATGAAATAAAAATAAAAATTCAAAGTCACCCTTGTTGTTTTTCTTTAGAAGAAAATGACATTTATTTTTTAGTAATTTGCCCGGAAGGTTATTTTCCTAATGCTATTAGGGCTTGTAAACATAAAAATAAATTAAAAGCTTTAAAAAGAATTTTAAAAAAACTTGACCAAATTTGGATTGATAACTCTTTGTTTAATTAAATGAATAATAAAATGAATATATTTGCAACGTCACCTTGCCCTAAAGAAAGTGCAAAATTTCTTGATAATAAACGTCTTGTTAAAATGTGTTTAGAAACTACACAAATATTATGTACTGTTATAAATGAAAATGCAGGTGAAAAAATAACACCTTATAAATCAACTCATAAAAATCACCCATGCGTTAAATGGGCGGGGGAGTCACAAGAAAATTTCTTTTGGCTTAATATTCACGCAATGGAACTTTGTGGGGAATATAAAATTAGATTTGGTAAAGTTCATGCTTGCACTTTAATAGCAAGTGATTTGCCTTTACTTGATGTTGAAAAAATAGAACAAACGCCATTTGTTAATTGTGCTGCAAATAAATCTTTAGGTTTAGATTTTAAACATATTAATAATGTGCATGAAGCTTACAAACAATATTTAAAAGCCAGATGGAAGCTTGATAAAACGCCTCCTAAATTTAATTAAATAAAGTTGTTGACTTGTTTATATTAGAAGCTATTATAAATCTACTAACAGGAGAATAAAAAATGGATAGATTAGCTGCAAAAATTATACCAATTAAATATTATACTCCGCAAGCTATGATGATTATTCAGCGCGCTGATGCAAAGGATTTATTAAATCAGGCACAAAAGCGGCTTGTAAAAGCTGAAACTGAAAATGAAAAAATTAATGCGCGTAAGGATATATTTAATAGAATGAATAATTTATTTATGATTGAGCAAAATATAGCGGCTTTAAATAGTAATTTAACAAATGAAGGGTTTTAATATGGCTAAACTTCAATATTTTATAGTTGCTAAACCAAATGATTATTACCCTGTTGGTACAATTATAAAATCATATTCAACAAACAATGATTCATTATTAATCACAAATGGTCAATTAGTTAATGAAAATGATTATCCTGAATTGTATGAGGTGATAAACAATTCTTATGCACAATCACCATTAAAAATAGACGGCAAATTCTATTTACCTAATTTAAATTAATAAATAATAAGGAATAAATAACATGAATTACGAAACTAACAAAGATTACATAAAACTTGTAAAAAAATGGAATGAGTATAAGGAAATAGAAACTATGGCTAATAATTCACGGTTGCAAGTTGAGCGTGAATTATTAAAAATAGTTAGTAATGATTTAAAAGAAAAAGGCACTAATAATTTACCCCTTGGATTAAAGATAACCACTGGAATTGATGAAAAATTTGATAATGATTGCGTAAATGATTTGCATGATAAATTTAATAGCAATGAGTTAAATTTGCCGTTTTTTCCATTTAAAAAAGAATGGAAGCCAGATAGTAAAAAAATGGCATTATTAAAAGAAACGATGCCTGAAATTTTTAATAATACATTTGCGGAGGCTTTGACAATTAAGCCTAAAAAACCAAGTTTTTCAATAGTAAAAAAATAATAAAAAATTATAAAATAGTTATAGACAGGTATAATAAAATATATTATAAATTGTTAGTGTTTAGTGTTTTGAAGTTAATTTTAAGGAGTTTTAAAAATGGTATTTTCACCAAATAATATAATGACCACCCCGCCCGAAGAAGCCCCTTTAGTTATGGTTTTTGCCCCTAACGGCCACGGGAAATCAAGTTTTATAGCAAGCGCAAAAAACCCTTTTGTTATAGACGCTGAAAAAAAGTTCAAAAGCGAAAAGCAAGCTTCAGTTTATCGCCCTGAAAATTTAGATGAATTTATAGAAGCTTTACAATATTTATTAAATCAAGATAAATTAGAATACGGTTTAATTGCGATTGATACGCTTGATTGGATTGAACGTTGCATACATGATAAAATTTGCGAAACTTTCAAAGTTAAAGTTATTAATGATGATCATTGCAAAGCCCTGAACTTTAATAAGGGTTACGATTTAGCAGCTAATATGTTTTTAAGCGATGTATATCCTTTACTTGACGCAATACGAAAAAAGCATAACATGCCTATTGTTATAGGGGCGCAATGTTTGCCAACTAAGCAGAAAGAGGCTGATAAGGATGAATATATTATGCAAGATTTAAGAGTTCATGATAAATTAGGTGCTAAAATATCTGATTTAGTTGAAGCTAAAGTTTATTTGCAGAAAAAAGAACATTTAGACCAAAAGGGGCGCGTTATTCCAACTGAGGAAAGATATTTAATAACAAGGCGCGCAAAAGGTATAAATGCAAAAAACAATTTACATTTGCCAGAGGAAATTAATATAACATATTCTAACGGCTGGAATGATTTTGTAAAAGTAATTGGAACTTCCCATCCCACTAATTAATTATTAACTATTTTTAAAATTTAACAAAGGAAATTACTATGTATATAGATGCTACAGGTTCGGAATTTACAAATTACACTCCAAATTCATCAGGGATACCAATTCCAGAAGTTGGAAATTACCCTGGAATTTATCATGTTTGTAATGCTGAACCAGGGGAAACTAATAATAAAGAGCCTAAATTTATTATTACTTTTGAATGTTTAGATGGCACTTTAAAAGGCCAAAAAGTGCAAATTCATTACTTAACTGGCAGTAGCAATGATACTGCTAGGCGTATAGCGATTGAGGCAATTATAGACATTGCGTCAGTTATAACTGAAGTAAATCAAGCTAATAAACGTTTTGAATTTAATGAAAAAATGTATTTTAAACCGTTTGAAGGATTATTTATTGTTGCGAATCAAATTAATAAGCAAACAGGAGATTTTATATTGGATGATAACGGCAATCCAAGGAAAAATGTTCGTTTTAAAGGATTAAAGCCAATTAGTAATAATAATAATCAACCTGTAAATAATGCAGTTGCACAAGGGCAATATAATCAAGCTCCTGCACAACAACAGCAATATAATAATGCAGGACAGCAGCAAAATGCAAGCCCCTCATGGGCTAGATAAGTTAAAAAGATAGACCACCAAAGCATCTTAACAATGCTCAAAATTGGTATGTAGGGAAAGCTAGTTAGTACCTATACGGTGTGCCGCTCCACTAGGGTCAATGAGCGGCGTAAATACCCGAAAGGGTTAGATGCGATGGGGTGATTCCCGCGCCTAATCAGCAATCGCATTGGAGTACAGGCAAGTCGGATAGTTCCGGGACGTAACCGTAAGGGCAATTTCTTCAAAGGAGGAAGTCAGCTAAATCGGTTTTAAGCAACGCGCACACGTCATAGTTGGGGAAAGCTAGCGAGGGAGTAACGCCCCTGCCTGTACTTTTTTAATCTTTAATACCCGAACGATTATTATTTAACAGAAAGGAGCTAACATGGCTAAAACCAGATTAAAGCAAAGCACCCGTGAGTGTATCCTAAAGTGGATGAAACAAGAAAAAATAAACAATTCCACAGAAAAAAACGATGTGCTTTCTGCTATAAAAGCTGTTTGTGGGGCTTCTAATGAGATTTTAATTAAGGAATTTCCAGCGAGTGACATGGAAATCCTACGCAAGTATGAATGTGTAAGGTACGATTACTGCCTTAAATTTTCCCTTCCAGAGGGTGGCGGTGTATTCGGTTTTAATGTTCCGTATGAATATCAAGAAGATTGCGGCTTGATGGAAATCGCATACAACAACGGTTGTTATATAGGCTAGGTATTTGTAGGCACTCCAGAGTTAAAGGATTTGATAGAAACCCTTGAAGATAAAATTAACGAACTAAAAGAATTTACCCGCAAAAAGGAGCGTGAATACACCTCATTCCTGAATGTGTGTAAATATGTTGAAGATGTGGAAGCTGTAATCCCACTGCCAGAAAAAATAAGGGCTAAGGTTTATGGCAGTAACAACTCTATGGTTGCTATCAACCCAGAGATTGTACAGAGCATAGCCGCAGATTTTCAAAAAGAGGAATAAAGTTTATGAACAGCGCACCATGGGAAAAGCTCACTATCCCAGAGGTCATGTTATGGGGTCGCTGTTCGCCAATTAAGGAGATAGAAATGAATATCAATTTATACATAGACGCAGTGCTAAAGATAAAATCGCAGATTAATATTTATGATGGCATTAATAAACAAATTGCAGCAGCCCAACACGATAATGATTTTTACAGTAGAATTAACCCTATGGATAATTATTTAGAGCAAGCTTTTGTGGATGTTTTAGATGATGTTTTATTTTCACTAACTGGATTTAGCGAGCTTGCAAGTTATTATTTATACGAAAGACCAACTGGTGCAGGAATTATAGATGTAGACGATGGTAGAACTTACACTTGGAATAATGGGGAAGAATTTAAGCATGCCGTCACACAAATGATAAAGGATAAAGGATAAAGGATAAGAAATGATAGACAATGAAATAAGGCGATTAATTAACTTACAAGATGCGGATAGTGCAACTTTTAAAAACGCCATTGAGGAAACTTTAGAAAATGTTGCAAGGGTGTATTTCCAAAAGGGGTTAGATAAAGGCAAAACACCACGTCCAGAAATGTTTGAGGATGATAAATATATAATAAGTATAAAATGATGAAAATATGCAGCGTTAAGGGTTGTTTTGAAGAGCATAATACAAAATACAGTATGTGCGATAGTTGCCGTGAATACAGTCGAAATAAAAGACGCGCCGGCGGTAAATATAAAATAAATGATATTATTAATATATGCGAAAAAAACGGCAAGCAAGGCGGTTATGGTGAAATATTAAAAATTATTGAAAGTAGCAAAAATGATAATAATGCAAAAAGCTGAACCTGATAAATTAATTGAATCAATTTATAAAAATATTGAAATTGAGGACGCAAAACAGCCGTATAGGGGGTATATAGGAGCTTCATCAATTGGCGATGAATGTGAATTAAAACTATGGCTGCAATATAAAAAACCTGAACTTAAAAAACAAAAGCCTGCCACAACTATAATGGCTGCAAATGATGGTCATAGAAGTGAGGATTTAGTAGCATCATTAATAAGACAATCGCCATATAATATTGAACTTACAACGCACGATAGTAACGGCAAGCAACTTGGATTTTCTGATTTAGAAGGCAATTATAAAGGTCATTGGGATGGTTTAATATTGGGTATTCCGCAAGCCCCAAAAACAATGCATGTATGGGAGCATAAAGCAAAAAATCAAAAATATTATGACGCATTAACAAAATTAAAAGAAAAAGTACCTGAAAAAAACGTATTAGAAGAATGGGATTATAATTACTATTGTCAAGGGATAACTTATATGCACTATAGCGGAACAACTCGCCATTATACAACAGTTGCCCTTGCAGGCACTCGAGGCTTGCAATCAATAAGAACAAATGAAAATCCTAAGCTTGCTATACACTTAAGGGATAAGGCGCAACGTATAATTAACTATATATCACCCCCCGTTGGAATATCAACAAACCCATCATTTTATAAATGCAAGTTGTGTGATTTTTATAATACATGCCCTTCATTGAATAAAAATATAACTTTATAATTGGCTTACTATTATAATCTATTTTTTTTAATATAAATTATATAAGGATTAAATTATGCTGATAAACATCTTTGGAGCTTGGCTAATAGCGGCTAATATATCTTTTTTAATGCCTAGTGAAAAAGGATGTAAAATTTTATTTAATCCTAATCAATTTGCTTTAATAAGTAATAAAACATGCGATGAAGTAGCTATTGAAATTAACAATAAAATTAAATAACAATATGACAGATATAAAAACCTACACAATACCGCAAGAATTAATTGATATATCAAATGAATCAAATGCTTATAACGCAATGGGCAATCTTTATGTTAAATTACCATTTGGTTTTAAAAAAGCCAAAAAATCTTTCGAAAATCAATTAAAATTAAATAATGAATTTTGGCAGAAAGTTTATCAACTTTATCCTGATTTAAAAGGAAAACCATTGCGACTTGATGCAATTAATAAAGTTGTTTTTGAAAGTGATAAATAAATGAAATCGCGCGATTACCAGAGGGATGCTGTTAAATCTATTTTTGATTATTATGATGATGGCAATAAAGGAAACCCTATAATTAGTGCTGCAACAGGCGCGGGTAAATCACATATTATTGCTGAATTTGTGAGGCAAGTATTGCAAGCTTATCCAAATGAGCGCATAGTTATGGCAACTCATGTTGCAAGTCTTGTATCGCAAAATTATCAGAAAATAATAACCCAATGGAAAGATGCCCCTGCTGGCATTTATAGCGCAGGACTCGGAAAGCGTCAACCGTGGGCAGATGTTGTTTGTGTTAGTATTCAATCCATATATAAAAAAGCGCATATATTAGGCCGTAGGGCATTTTTATTAGTAGATGAAGCGCATTTACTAAGCCCAAAAGATGACGGAATGTATATGACGCTTATAAATGAATTAAAAAAACAGAATCCTTATTTAAAAGTAATTGGCTTTTCTGCAACCCCTTGGCGTGAAATAGGGGGTAGTTTAATCAATCAGAAAAATGCAATATTTACTGATATTATATATGATATTGGATTAGGATATTTAGTAAAACGCGGGTTTTTATCGCCGCTTATTAGTAAAAATAGTTTAATTCAAGGTGATTTGTCAAAATTTGAAAAATTAAAAGGTGAATTTACAGCCGAGCAAATGAAAACGGCAATGGATAATTACGAATTAACAAAAGCGGCAATTGATGAAGTTCAACAATTAGCAAAAGATAGAAAGCATTTTATGTTTTTCTGCGCTGGTATTGACCATAGTTATCATGTATTGGATGAATTAAAACTAAGGGGATGGGATGCTGATATTATAACAGGTGCAACACCTGAAATTGAACGTATAAGATTATTAAATAAATTTAGAAATTCAAAAACAAGATATGCGCTTGTTAATAATGAAGTTTTAACAACCGGAACTGATTTACCAAATGCTGATTGCCTCGTTTTATTACGCCCCACTAAATCAAGTTCTCTTTATATTCAAATTTGCGGGCGGGGTGCAAGGCCTGTTTACGCGCAAGGTTACGATTTAGAAACCGATGAAGGAAGAATTGCAGCAATAGCTAACGGAACAAAAAAGAATTGTTTAATATTGGATTACGCTGGAAATATAGAGAGATTTGGAGCGGTTGATTTAATTCAAATGCCTCATAAAAAAAGTAATAAAAATGATGATGGTAAGCCTCAAATTCCACCGCAAAAAACCTGCCCAAATTGTCGTGAGCCTGTGCATATAGTTGTTAGAGAGTGTCAATGCGGGCATATATTTGAATTTAACGATAAACCAAAACATACTCATGCAGCAACGAATGCTGCTATAATGAGTTCAGAAATTAAACCTGAAAGATTTGATATAACAAGAGTTATATATAAAAGTCATACAGGCCCTTCCGGCTATCCTTGTTTACGCGTGTCTTATTATGATTTATTTGGTTTAATTGCTAGTGAGTTTGTGCCTTTTTCAAGTCCTAAATCAGGGGCTAAAGGAGTTGTTATTAAATGGTGTAAATCTAGGGGAGTTTATGATATTCCACAAGATACAAATCAAGCCTTTTCAATCCGTGATAAGTTTACATTACCAAAAGCTTTATTTGCTAAAAAATCAGGCAAATACATGGAAATAACGGATTTTGAATTTTAATTAAAATAAATCAATCAAGCCTATTGACTTGTATAATAAAACCTATTATAAAATAATTATTAGGTTAATAAAAAATATAAAGGATTAAAAAAATGATATTTCAAATAAAAAATAGATTTACAAATGCTGTTCAGTTTGAACGTGAATTACCTGTCGAAATAGCGAAAAAAGAATATAGTTTGCAGCTTGGCTTTGTTATTGAAGAGGCGGCGAAGGTTGGTGCAAATCTTGAGGGTGTAAATCTAACAAGTGCAAATCTGGCTGGTGCAAAATGTTTTAACGAAGAATTAATATATTTACAGCCAATTCAATTTTCTGGCTTTCAACCTTGGAATATTATTATTGCCGGTACGCACATGAAAATAGGTTGCGAGCTGCATAAAATCGAGGATTGGGATAAGTTGAAAAAATCAAGAATTAAATTAATGGATAAAAGGGCAGCAGATTGGTGGACTGAACACAAGTCGTTAATTATGCCGATTGCCAAAAAGCACATGGCAAAACATTTAATTAAAGCTGAAGAAAGTAAAAAAAATGCAAACTGAAAATCAAAAAGCAGCAAGGACGCGTAACTGGGAAATTTTAAGGTTAAAAGGTGCTATTTCTCATATTTATAATAGTTCATTAATTAATAATGTTGATAAACCAATTATATTAAGTTTACTTAATAATTCTTTGATAAATGCAAAAATACCTAAATATAATAATTTTAAAATTATAGAAATATCAAAATGTAAAAAGGATTAATTATGAATTGTTTAAAAAATAAAAAACAAGTTAATTTACCAATAAGTAATTCAACTTGGCGAGCTGATTTAACTTATAATTATAAATTATCTGATTGCACTGCTTATAAATCAATATGCGTTAAGCAATCTTTATTTAGTAATTTAAATTATTTAATTAGTGATTTATTTTCTGATATAAAAATTAAACGCAAAGCAAAGACATTAAGAAAATCATTAAATAAATTAAAAACAGGAAGTAAATAATGGATTATCAAACTTTTTTAAGTAAAAAAGAATTTACATTTAATTCTAAAGGAATTGAAGTTGATAATGTAAACAAATGGCTATTTCCGTATCAAGCTGATATTGTTAAATGGGCTTTAAGAAAGGGGCGATGTGCTATATTTGCAGATTGTGGAATGGGAAAAACAGGCATGCAGGTTGAATGGGCTAAGCATGTGCATTTAAATACTAAAAAACCTGTATTATTATTAGCCCCATTGGCAGTTGCTAGTCAAACAATTTTAGAGGCAAAAACTAATTTAGATGTTGATATTAAATATGTAATTAATCAATCAGAAGTAATAAATGGTTTAAATATAACCAATTATGAAAGATTAGATAATTTTGATTTTACAAAGTTTGACGGAATAGTATGCGATGAATCGTCAATAATAAAAAGTTTTTCTGGTAAAATTAGAACGCAAATATTAACTAATATCCGCAATGTACAATATAGGCTTGCATGCACTGCTACACCTTCACCAAATGATATTATGGAGCTTGGCAATCACTCTGAATTCGTGGGGGCTATGAGCCGAGAAGAAATGTTATCTATGTTTTTTGTGCATGATGGCGGTGAAACTTCAAAATGGCGTTTAAAAGGTCATGCAAAAGAGGCTTTTTGGAATTGGGTTTGTTCTTGGGCAGTTATGATAAGTAAGCCAAGTGATTTAGGCTATAGCAATGAAGGATTTGAATTGCCAAATATTCATTACCATCAACATATATGCTCAGTTGATACTCCAACCGTTGGATATTTATTTCCCGTGCAAGCAAGCGGATTGCAAGAAAGAATAAAACAGCGCAGCGCAACTATTGATTTAAGAGCTAAAAAAGCTGCTGAAATAATAAATGAAAGCGATGATAGTTGGCTTGTATGGTGCGATAGAAATGGGGAATCTGAATATATAAAGAAAAATACAAAATGCATTGAAATAACTGGCAGTGATAAGTCTGATATTAAGGAAAAAAAACTCCTTGGATTTGCAAGCGGTGAAATTGACAGTATAACCACTAAACCAAAAATTGCAGGATTTGGAATGAACTGGCAACGATGCCATAATATGATTTTCCTTGGATTATCTGATTCATATGAATCATTTTATCAATCTGTTAGACGTTGTTATAGATTTGGGCAGAAAAATGAGGTGCATGTGCATATTGTTATTGCTGAAACTGAAGGTAATGTACTTGCTAACATTCAAAGAAAAGAAAAAGATGCTATTTATATGCGTGACTCTATGATTGCTAATATGATTGATTTACAAAGCAAAGAAATCCGTAGCACAAAAGCAAATAAAACTGAATATTTACCAACTAAAGAAATAACAATCCCATCATTTTTAGGAGAATAAAATAATGAAAGCATTTAATCAAGTTTCACACGATAATTACACATTATATCATGGGGATAGTTGCGAAGTTTTGCAAGAGTTACCTGAAAACTCCATTCATTATCAGATTTTCAGTCCGCCTTTTGCGTCATTGTATACTTATTCCAATTCTGAACGCGACTTAGGAAATAGTAAAACATATGGCGAATTTTGGGAACATTACAAATTTATGATAAAACACCAGTTCCGCATACAAAAAGCCGGACGTTTAGTTTCCATACATTGTATGAATTTACCAACAAGTAAGCAACGTGACGGAATGATAGGTATAACTGATTTTAGAGGCGATATAATTAGGGCTTATCAAGATGCGGGTTTTATATATCATTCGGAAGTTTGTATATGGAAAGACCCTGTAGTTGCCATGCAGCGCACTAAAGCACTTGGATTATTGCATAAGCAGATAAAAAAAGATAGTGCAATGTCAAGGCAGGGAATACCTGATTATTTAGTAACAATGCGAAAACCTGGAGAAAACGAAGAGCCTATAACCCATACAAATGAAAGCTTCCCTGTGGGAATATGGCAAAAATATGCAAGCCCAATATGGACTGATATTAACCCTTCAAAAACATTACAATATAGAAGCGCAAGAGAAAATGATGATGAACGTCATATATGCCCTCTACAATTACAAGTTATTGAGCGCGGTATTGACCTTTGGAGTAATCCTAATGATGTTGTTCTATCTCCATTTATGGGTATTGGCAGTGAAGGTTACGTTGCTATTGAAAAGGGGCGTAAATTTATTGGTTGTGAATTAAAAGAAAGTTATTTTAATCAGGCAGTTAAAAACATATCAAATGTTACGATTAAATCCCCTGGTTTATTTGATTTATAGGTAAAAAAATGGAAGCTTCTGAAATAAAACTATGGAGGGCAGTTATTTGCAAGGCTGCCCTTGACGCAAGCGCAAATTTAGACGTTATAATAAATGAGCAAAGGGGCGCAAAATGGCATTACACATGGGCTAAAAGCAATAAATGCAAACTGGTTTGTGAATATGCAAATTTAGAGTATAGCATTGTTTTAAACGCATTTAAACGAATTTATCTTGATAGTTTAGAAGGTAAAAATAAAAGCACAAGGCATTTACTAATTAAGCAAAAGCCATTAAAAAAATCAGAATTAGAACGTATAGAAAGTTTAATTTTTGATACTTTTATAAATTAACAACCATGGAAATATAAAAATGAAAATAGATGCTACGCAACAAAAGGAGTTACTAAACTCTTTAGAAAATTTAAAAGCTTTTATTGAAAGTTTAGAAGTCCAGCAAGGGTGTATATCTTGCGTTAATTGGAAAGACGGATGTAAACTTGCTAATTACCAACAGCCTCCACAACATGTAATAATAAGTGGGTGTGAGGCATGGGAAATTTTTGATACAATCCCATATTAAAAATAATTAATTTAGTTGTTGTAAATTATAATAGATTATATTATAAAATAATAATCATAATAAAAAAGGTTTAAAAATGGCAGATAATTTTTTAATGAATTTAGATATAAGATTGGGTTATAAAAACTCAATTACACTTACAAGGGATGAATTTAATCATATTATTAAAGGTGAATATAATCAAATTAAAGCTTTAAATAATGAAATTTCAGACTTACAAAATCACATTGATAGTTTAGAAAGTGACGTTTGTGATTTAGAAGAAGAAAATAAAAAGTTAAAAGAAAAATTATTAAAATTAGAAAAGGAAAAAAACAAATGAATAATTCCATAAGTGTAAAAATATCAAAAGCAGCGTTATCAAACGCCCTTGGAAAGGTGCAAATGGTTGTTGCTAGTAAAAATACTTTAGAAATTTTATCTAATGTTAAAATTGATGCAACAAATGATAAAATTACAATTACTGCAACCGATATGGATATTTCTATTTCGGAAACTGCAAAAGCAACAGTTGATGTTGAAGGCACTTTAACTTTAAGTGCAAGAAAATTATATGAGATAGTTCGCAAAATGTCAGGCGATGATGATATTGCGATAAGAGGCGATGCAGAAAGTGGGCGCGTTCAGATTAAATCAAAAGGTTGTAAATTTACATTACCTTGTTTAAACTCAGATGATTTCCCAATTGTTGAAAAAAACGATATGGATTGCAAATTAAACATTGCACCGCTTGAATTTTTATCATTATTAAATAAAACTAAATTTGCAATGTCAACCGAAGAAGCTAGGTATTATTTGCAAGGGGTTAATCTAAAAGTAGAAGAAAATAATTTAATTGCACACGCAACAAATGGACATAAGCTTGCAAAGAATTTTATAACATTAACTGAAACTTTAGAAAATTTTCCTAATATTATAGTGCCTTTAAAATCAGTTGGTATTATTTCAAAAATATTTGAAAATAGTGCAATTGAATTAAATATTGAAGTATCTGATAAAAAAATATCAATTACTCAAGGTTCTTTGCATTTTATATCAAAATTAGTAGATGGAAACTTTCCTGACGTTGATAGAATTATTCCAAAAAGTGCTAGTAATATTTTAGGAATTAACCGTGAGTTACTTTTAAGAGCTATTGATAGAATTTCTATTGCATCAAGTGATAAAGAAAACGGTATTAAAATATTTGTATCAAAAAATGAATTAAAATTAACCGCATCAAGTGAAACTGAAGGGCAAGCCGAAGAAATTATTGAAATTGAAAGTGAGATTGAATCAATTGAACGCGGATTTAATTTTAAATATTTAATAGAAACGCTATCAAATATTGATAGTTTAAATGTAACTGTTAATTTTAACGATAACGGCATTCCTTGCAGTATTTTAAATCAAAATAATCCGAATGAAATTTATTTAATTATGGGTATGAAGGTTTAATATGGCAGATAACATTAATCCAAATCATTACAAAGTTGGTGGTATTGAAACGTGGGATTATTTAAAAGCTAAATTGTCAAGTCAAGCCTTAAAAGGTTTTGCACTTGGCAATGTTATTAAATATGTATCAAGGGCAGAACATAAAAATAAATTGGAAGATTTAATTAAAGCTAAATGGTATTTAGATAAAATAATTCAGGAATTAGAAAATGAAAAATAATAAAATAAATGTACTTGACCACGGGTTTGTTAGACTTGTTGACCACATGGGGAGTGACGTATCAGTTGTAAGAGCTGCAAGGGTTAGTTATGATGCCGCATGGCGCGCTGGAGATGATACACAAGGCGATGCAAAGTTAATCAATTACTTATGGAAAAACTATCATACAACGCCATTTGAAGCGGTAACATTCACGTTTGAAGTTAAGGCCCCTATATTTGTATTTAGGCAATGGCATAGGCATAGAACGCAAAGTATTAATGAGCTATCCGCACGTTATAAAGAATTACCTGAAGAATTTTACATTCCTAATCCTGAATTAATCGGCAAGCAATCAAAAAGCAGTAAACAAGCAAGGGACGTTAATAATACTGATAAAAACAATTTGTCACTTCGTAAATGCGAAACTGAATTGTTACGCAATCAAAATGAATTAGCATTTGAATTGTATCGTGATTTACTTGAAAGTGGATGGCCTCGAGAATTAGCAAGAACTGTTTTGCCAGTTTCAACATACAGCCATATGTTTGTAACTATGAATTTATTAAATTTGTTAAAATTCCTAACACTTAGAACGCATGAACATGCACAATATGAGATAAGAGTTTATGCAGATGCAATGTTAGAATTAATTAAGCCAGTTGTTCCTGTGTGCGTTCAAGCTTGGCAAAATAACAGGAAGTAATTGTAATAGATTAATGAGCGTTGTAGTTTAAATCAAAACTATCAACACTCATTATTTTAACAGTGATATAATCGCCTTTTGTATCATTCCATAGGGATGTTACGCCTTTCAAATAACGCCTATCATCCCCTGCTATGATATTTAAACTAACTAATAAATCAGTTACTTTTTTTTCATAATTTGCGGCATCCCTATGACGATTATCTGGATGGCATAACTCATAAATGATAAATGCACGTCCTGAAAAAGGTACTACATTTTGTTGATTTATAGCGTTGGTTGCTGATTTTATCCATTCTAAATCAGTTTTGCTTTTTACGCGCTTACCACGGGATATATTATATTTAGCGTTTACACTTGGCGGAAACGGTATAATAAATTTATTAATTGACATAATCTTTTATATTGCATATTATTATATATTATTATATAAACATACTATAATTTAACAAGGGATATTTGCATTATGACTACTGAAAAAAACAATGAGCAAAAAAGTAAAACTTTTTATATACCTGAAACGCTATCTAAAGAGCTTGAAAATGAAGCTAAAAGGCGTGATATGTCAACAAGTCAATTAGTGCGTAAAATATTTAAATCATTTTTAGATAATAAATCTACAAAACCTAATTAATTATATTAATATCTAAAAAATTGGATATATTGTGGCGCGTCAATTAAGTGATATAGAAATTTTACATCTTGAAATTATTAAAACTTCTTTAGTTAAAAATAAAGATAAGAAGAAAAAATTTTCTAAAACTTCAAAATATGTAGAAGAAAATTTTTATTGTTTAGATAAAGATGATACTGAATGCACTGCTTTTTATAATGATAATGATGTTATAGAAATTTATTAAAACATGTTAAATATAATAGCAATAATAATAAGAAAAAATACACCCCAATTATAAACTGGTTGAGGCACTTTACTGCCTGTTTTATATATAAAAACAATAATTTCTTTGATGCGTTTTATAAGTGAAAATAAAGGGTTTATCATTTATTTATCCTTTGTAGATTTATTTTTAAAGAATCCACGTTCGCCAAAATAGTATATAACGGGGGCGGCAAGTAATCCCATTTGCTCAATAGATAATTCAATGCCTTTTATCAAACAATGACTTATTAACCACGCGAAATATAAGGCAATAATTGGGCGCACAAGTCCACGGATTACATCTACAAACATTATGCCATAAGTTGCTTTGTCGTGTTCCCTCGCGCTTTTTCTATCCTCTATGGCTAACCTTTGCAATTCAATTTCATAATCCATAATTGATTTTTCAAAATCTAAAGCGAACTGTGGATTTTCCTTTATAGCTTCAACAGCTTCATTGCCTTTTTTGCCTGTTATTTTTTCTGCAATATTTACAATTTTTTCTGCAACATTACCGGCTTTATCACCTGCTATTAATTTTACAGCAGCAGGGGCGTATTGTAATAATGATAATGCAACTGATAGCATATTAATAACTCCATATTGATTGAGGGAAGCCGTGTAGTTTATCAGCAATGTCTAAATGAATAAATCTACCACCGCCCTTTTGATTAACTCCTATGCGCCTTATACCCATATTGTAAGCTATATTAATAAGCTGCATTGCATTTACACCTTCAATTGATATGTCAGCAGCACAGCCTAAAGGATGACTTCCTGTTGTAGATTTTTTAGCTTCTTTAGGATGTGTCTTATCTCTATAACCTGAATTGATAACCATTGGTTTGTTATATGCTATTCTTATTTCTTGTAAAACTTGCATAAATTCAGGGCGCATTTCATTTTTGCCTGTATGTTTGCAATCAAATTCTGATTTACTAAAATTTTTGTATAAATCCCAATTCATATTTACCACCATTTGAATATTTCGTTTCCGACAAATCCGCAAAAAGTTAAAAAGATTGTGCCTAAAAATATAGCCATAACTACCATAGCTTTTATGGATACAACAACATCCGACATTGTCTTAAGTGTTTCATTTTGACTTTTTAAAATATCAGTATGCTGCGCTATTAACCCATCATGACGTTGCAGCATATTTGCATGTCCATGGCGGGAATCACGCAAGCCCTTTATTTCAATGTCATTGCTATCTATTCGCTTATGTGCGCTTGCTGCTATCTGTTCCACAATCGCAACCCGCTCCGGTATGTCATTACTCATCGTTAAACCAGCCTAATAATTTTACTTGTTCTAAATCTAAATTTTCATTTGTGCAATAATTGCCGCATAGCCATATATAATCATTTTCATTAATAGGATGTTTAATTGCATCGCTATAATTTATAGTTTTTTGCCTATTTATTGCAAGCTTGCCTTTTAAATATCCTACTTTACCTTCTTGAGGTATATTTTCTGATATTTTGGCAGTTTCATGCCAGCTTTCAAATTGTTGTAAAGTACCGCGCAAAAACATTACACGCCCCACTGTTCATTAAAATAAGACATTACTAAAGCATCTTGTTCGGATGTTAATACTTTGTCGAAAAACATAATTTCGGCAATATCTGCGTTAAAAGCGTCTGCCCCGTTAGATTGCACGCCTAAAGTTAAAAGATTAATTACTTGATTTATGCCGTTATTATTGGTATTTTCAGTGCCGCTATTTACTCTCATGCCAAGCGTTGCGCCTTCTTTACGCCCGCGGTAAATGCGCCAAGCTGTATTGTTAGGACTCATAAAAACGCGGGGGGCGTTTGATATATTATTATTTCCTTGACCGAAATAACCAACTGCTGAACTTTGCGTTCTAAAACCATACAATCTAACTGCTGCGCCAACCCTACCATCTAAAACACTTGCAGTATCGGATATCGAAAATCTATTACAAAGAATGTAAACTGTATTATCACCATTGGGGATATTGTATAAATTTTCACTGCCAAATAATCTTTTACTGCCATTAAAATTTAAAGTATCCTTGCCGTTTAATTGATTAACTCCAAATAAAGGCTGACTGGCCTCAGTGGTATTGTTAAAATTAAAATCACGCCCCAAATTATCTAGCCATTCAATAACTTTATTATCTTCGCTAAGAACTAATTTTTCACTATCAGCTTTAAACCATGCTAAAGAATTTTCCTGCATAAAATCATTAAAAGGATTTACAGGAATAATCGGCGGCGGGTCTTTCCGAGTAATAGTTATTTCTTTTACAATTTTTTTAACTGTAATAATATCGTTAGTTTCTTTTGTGCAAGTAATTACTTTTTTTTCTTTTGATATTATTATCATTTTGTAACTTCTTTATTTATTAAAAAATTGCCTTTTAATATAGTTGTAACTTTATCATCGCCATCGGTTACTTCAAAATCATAAATATAAGAACCAGCTATTAAAGTGCTTGTTAATTCATTTGTAATTGTAATAATAAAAATACCGTTAGCGTTATCTTTTGTTATGCCGCCATCGGTTTCAGTTGTAACACTTATAATTGGAGTTATACCATAATCTTGGCGAACCTGCATCCTTGCAGAATAGTTTGTAAGATTTACAGGCGTACTATCCTGTTCTAAATACAGAATTTCCTGCGAAAAATCATCGCCTTGATATAAACTTAAATTATCAAACAATGCCATCTATTGCACCAATAACGTTATTAAAATCATTTATATTGCCGCTTGTATGGCATCCATTATTATCTATTAATTCAACTGATTGTTCTTTTAATTCAAAAAATGCACCTTCAACAATTGGAAAATCAGGATTAACTTCAATAAATTCTGCAAAAGTTGAATGATATGCGCCATTTAAATATATAACATTATCAGGATGATATTTAAAAATATAAGACATTATATTAACCTTTAAAATTTAATTATTACAGCACTTGCAAGTGAAGGTTGGGCGTTACCGCCTGTTGTCATTGTTATAGTTGGTGCTGTATGTGTATGTGAGTTGCCTGAGCCTGTTGAACCTGTAGCGTTAGCAATTGCATTGCCAGATACGCCATCATAAATTGGAAATTGATTACCTCCACTTAAGGAAGCTCCACCAGAACGGGCATAAGGATGAGTATGACTTGGCAATTGGTCAGTTGTAAGTGATGTGCCGCCAACCGCGCCATTTGTACCCGCATCGGTTTCACTACCAAATCCCGTATTATTTAAACTATCGGCATTTGCACTTGTAATGCGATTTGCACTTGAACCACCCATATTATCCAAGCCTACAAAAGTACGCCCACGATAATCGGGAAGATTAAATGTAGTTGAACCATCGCCTGAACCGTATGCAGTGCCTATAACACCGAATAAGCTTGCATAAGTTGCGCGGCTTACAGCTTGACCATAGCATAGCAACCACCCACTTGGAGCGGAGGTTGCGGCATAAGGCAACATGGACGCAATAGGGAATATAGAAGCTGCATAAGCAACGCCCGCTGATACAATAAAATTTGTGCCGTTATAAGTTAAATCAATTATTTGTCCAGCGGGGAAGTCACCTGCGGACGGGTCACTTGTTCCATCGCGTCCTTTAATATTCTTAACACCTAAAGTTGCAACATTTACAGTTGATGCGCCCGTATTGGTATTTCCAACTATAAAGCGAACTCTCATTCCTGTAAAATAAGCATTAGGAGTTTGTTTTGAACCTATAGCAGATAATACATAAGCATCCGCAACGCCTGAATCAGTATAAAAATCAGCACCAGCAGCATAAACAGCAGCAGCAATACCTAATTGGTTTAAATTAGAAGTTGTTATTGATTGCCCTGAATTGGTTATAATATTATTAACTTCAGAACGTGCGCTATTTAAAAACAACGCCCCGCATTGAGGCGGTGAATTATCAGTAAATGTTAAATTTTGAATACCCATAGTTTAACTACCTTTAGTTTAGCTATAATTATACTATAATTATCAAAATATAAAAGATGATAGTTTATAAAACTGTAAAACTTATATTATAAAGCAAAGTTATTTCTTAAATAATTTTTAACCTGTAAAATTTCTTCTTCTAAAAGTGAACGTGAATAAATAATAACTTCAGCAATATCACCTGTAAAAAATCCAAAGGTTTCTAAAAAAGAACCCAAATAAACAGCATCCGTACCCGTTACTGCACTGCCTAATTCGTTTTGTTCTTCTGCATCATCGCCAAGGGATAAATATTGAGTAGTGCCTTCGCGCCTTGCCATAATCATTTGAAAGTTATTTGACGCATTAACGCTATATTCCAAATAACTTGAGCCAGTTAAAACACTATTATCATCATATAAAATTTGAGCAGTTGGAGTTGTTCCATCGAAAAAACTTATCAAACAATCATTCTCACCGCCTGTATTTTGACGCGCAACTATAAATATAGTGCTATCACCTGCAGGAATATCATTTATAGTTGAACCTACAATTGATAAACTTTGTGCATTATTAAATCGTATAGCAGCTTGACCATTTATAGCATTTGCCATCCAAGTGGGGCGCAATCCTACGTCACTTTGACTTGCATCATTATCAGTTGCTTTATCGGTTATAGTTTCTAATACGTTTAATTCCGTTTTTGTTACAGTGTCTAAATAAGTAGGATTTAACCAGCAAGCGCAATTTTGTATATCAGTTGGCATAAATGCAGGGGCTTCAAAATTACCAAATATAACTTCAGTATTTGCAGGTTTTACAACATTCATTATACAATTTAACAAGCTTGTATTATCAGCAGCAGGGGTAAAAGGTACATCATAAGGCGGCAAATTATTTATTGCGTTTGTTGCATTTACTACAATTACATAACGTGAGCCAGGGGAAGTGCTAGGAATAAAAGGCACGTTATAAGGCGGTAATGCGTTTTGCTGTAAAGGCTGAATTGTAGTGTCGGTAAAACCTAAAGCAACTGCAAGCTGTACCATTTGGGGGGCTGTTTGCACGTTCATTTTTGCAAATTTAAGTAATACATGCAAACGCCTTTCAGCTTTACTTCCTGTTGCAGAAAAACAATTATCAGGAATACCAACCGCACTTTCCCATCTACTTAATAATTCATCGGTAACTAATATATCATAATCCTCAGATACATTATTTAAATCATCATAAACCCTTTTTAATTCAATAGCTAAAGCGTCTATAAACTTCCCAAAGTTCGAACTTGGATTATTTATGGAGCAAAAAGCTTTCCCTTGAGGGAAAAATGCCGCAAAATTATTTGATTGTTCTTGTGCTGTTGTAGTTTTAAATAATTTCATTATGGAAACGTAATGCCTCCTAAAACTGCCAGTTGTCCTGAAGCTATAGTTACGTCACCACTTGGAGATGATAGTGCAAAATTACTTATTGTATCTCCGGTTTCAGGGTCTATTGTTTGAAATATTGCTGAATTATAAGCAAATTGTTTTAAATTAACTCCTACGCTTGTTTGCTCTTGAAATAACGCGGCTAAATTTGCAGTTATCGCAGCTTGCATAGTGCTTGTATTTGGGCTTAATGTTGTAAATACAAAATCAACCGTAACAGGATTAGGAGCTGATATGATAAAATCAACATTTGCAGTATTTGCAGGTTGAATAGTTCTTAAAACAGTTTCAGTTGCCGCAACTTCGGATGTTGACGGAATAACATTTATATCATTATCGCGGGTAAAATAAACTATAGTTTGCCCTAACGGCACTGTAGGTAATGCAGTTATAGTGCCTGTTGCAGGGGTGTCAGGGTCATTTTGCACAACGTAAGCAAAAGTAGTGCCATCTATAACCAATGCCCTTGCGGTTACATTATAATCTGATTGGTCTGCGCCTTCAATTGTAATATTCATAGCATTTTCTAACCCATGAGGGGTAGTTGTAACAACTGTTGCAATATCACCACTTCTATTAATTGAATCAATAGCTATTGAGCTTCCAAAGAGTTCGCCTGAACTATACACAAAAACCCTTGTAACCCCTGCAACTGATTTAGCTTTAGCTATAATATCATTGCGGTTAAAATGGGATATTGGATTTTGATATATATCAATTATTCTAAATCTTAAATCCTCATCGCTTTCTAAATCAGTACCTCCTGCAACTTCACCAAATTGCACAATTGCAACATCATTTACGCCTGATATAGGAGTAACAAAAGTTAATTGACTGCCATTGCCTAAATTTTGGGTACTTCCAAAGGCTACCGAACGCACGTTTAAATTTGCCTTATTTATTGAGGCAGTTATAGTTCCCGTTGCAGGAGTTGTTGGAGTTGTGCTAATTGTATAAGTAAATTCAGTTTCACTTATAACAGTTATTAAATAAGTTCCGTTGTAACCAGTTTCGACTGCGCCTGCCATAACAACTGATTGAGTTGAACCTAATTTATGGGGGCTTGTAGTTGTTGCAGTTACAGTTGATCCTGAACGTGTCAAACTACTTACTGATAATGTATTTGCAGTTATAGTTGCGGTTGCAGTTGTTATATATAAATCACCCTCAGCACTTGATAATTGAGTATCAATAGGAATATTAGTTGCTAAAGTTCCAGTTGCGGTTATATCTCCTATCGCTTGAGTTGCGGCATTTCTAGTTATACCCTTATAAACGCCCCACCTTTCCAAAAAAGAATTGGTTGCAGTGTCTACAAATAATTCACGAATTAATATATTTAATTGTAAATAAAAATCGCAAATTCTACCTGAAAAACTTTTTACAATAGCACCTAAAAAACTATTTCTAAAAAAAGGATTAGTATTAGGTAAAGCCTGCTGAACGTCTGTTGATGCCCTATCAATAACTTGCTGTTGTGAACTTGGGATGTTAAATACCATTATTGCTGCCCTGTATTATTCCATAAGTCAAAATATCTAGTTTCAACTATACTATTAGCACGATTAATAATAATAGCTAATCTTATGCCATTTTGTGTAAAACTACCTGTAACATCAACACTAATTGCATGATTTTTTACAACTAACCATTGTAAAGCATTTTTAGCAAAATCAATAGCATTATTTAAAGTTAGTTGATTGTTGCGAGCTTGTTCTAGTAGCCATAAACGTGAGCCGGTTTCAAACAATGGAAAATCATCGTCGAATTGGTCTGCCCACCATCCACGCCTCAATTGTGAAATGGGTATTTGACTTGGCAATGCCCTTGCATCGGCAAAAAGCGATATTGTTAATGATGTATCAAAACTATCAACAAGTTTAAAATCGCCATTTTCAAATTGAACATCAAATTCATTTTCTGTATTTTGTATTAACGCTATATCTACTGCCATTTTATAACCTTATGGTAATGGTTGATTTGGCGCGTTTGTTACGCTGCCAGTTTCGTTATGAGTGTGTGAATTGTAAGTTGATATAATATCACTAAATGTTATTTCATTTACACCACCTGCAAAAGCAGTAACGTCACCTGTTACACTTAATGCGCCCGTTATATCAACTTGCGGGCAGGTTATATCAGCATTACCTGATATATTTGCGGTTAAATTTGCAGCAGTTGCATTAATATTACCTGTTGCTGTTATATTGCAATTCCCACCAATTGTTAAATTAACATCGCCCGTTATTGTTACATTTTGACTTGCAACTCCTATAACTTCAATATCGCCATTTTCTAAAAACTTTATATAACTTCTTGTTAAAAAGTTACCAATGGCAACTTCACCCTCCTTTAGGTCTTTAAACCTCATCTTAGGATTATTAATTATAGCAGCGCGATTACTTTCATGCCCCATTACATTAAACATTAAAGCAAGCGAACCCACTGGAGCATAACCAGATACGCCATAAGGATAAACAACTTCTACATTGCCAGATTTACCCGCAATCCACTGCACTTGAGCAATTGCAAATTGCCCTGTATCATCGGTTGCCCTTGTGACAACACCCCTTTTAATTAAATTTCTGATAAATGTTATAATTTTCATAATCCAAATGTAAACTCACTGCCTTGATTATTTGCCCTTGCTGTTGCGGCATCTATTTTATTTTGTAATGTATAAGTGTCTTTATCAACAAGCGTAATATTTGTAGTTGAGCCACTTTCTAAAGATACTGAATATTCAACTGATTTAATTAATAAAATTGCATCAACATCGGCAAAATTATCAGTAACTTTTGTAAGTAAATTAGGCTTCCATAATTGTGTTTTTAAGCTATCTTGATAAAAACCTTGAACCGTACATTCATATTCAGTTGACCGTCCAGCTGTTATATTTCTAGTCCATGTTGCAAGTTCAGTTAATGTCGTATTTTCTGCCGATACTTCAGCAATAGTTTCTTTTATTCTGCTTGCCCTTATTTTTGTATCTATAGATTCACCTGATTGCGCTGATATATCATTAAAATTAGGAGTACCTCCACCAAAATCAAACGCATTGCCTGATTGGTCTGATTGTATAATATATTTGTTGAATCTATTGCTAAAATCATAATTAGCACTTGCTGATAATATATTATTAAACCTACCACCTATAATATTTTCTAAAACAGTTATTGCGCTTGTATCACCTGAACGCACTATTAAAACATTGCCATTGCCATCGGTTGTAAGTAATACTTGACTTTTTCTTGCGTATTGCTCTAAAAAATTAAATATAGTATCTCCAACAGGTGAGCTTGCAGGGTCAATATCATCAAACGGGGCTATAGTTCCAGCTTGATTAATTACTGATATATCATTCATATTATTATCAGCAAGTACCCTTTTAATAATATCAACTAATCCTAACCCTATAAACTCTTTATTGCCTGTTATATTACTATCTACAATATCGCAAGTTTTATCCCTGCCAGTTATGTTAATACTATGACTTTGCGAATCATAAGATACTGAAACGGTATCTACATAACCATTTATAACCTTTATATCATCTACAAAAACCGAACAAGGCGAACCCGCTTTAATCGGAAAAACAGTTTTATCAGTTGAAGTTGCTGAAAATCTAAAACTTCCACTTATAGTTTCAATACTTCTAAAGACAGATATGGAAGTAAATCCATCGTATTTTATACCTGAAATTTCAAGTGTTATCATATTGTTAATATTTTTGTATCACCTTCCACAAAAGATGAATTGATTGTTTGATTTAAATCTAAAAGTGCTACCGTATTATTTACATTGCCATAATATTGATATGCTAATATGGTCATAGGTATTTGTTTAGTTTGTATTGTAGATATTTTAAAAGTATTTACAATTTTTTCTTTTAAAAATATACTAACTTCAACCCTTAAATCTTTTAAAACCTGTATAGTTTCATCGCTTACATTATTATTTTGCATAATGTAATTGAATTGAACTTCTAAAGTTTCTTCTATCTTTTTAATATCTTCATCGGTTGTTATATCTAAAACCGGAACTGTATTATAAGCATAAGCAAGGGCATTTATATTTACAGCACTATTAATTATTTGCCTGTTAGTTTCACGTTCAACCCGTGGAATGGTTGTTTGCGGTATTGCAGGTTCATTATTGCCATAATTAAAAAGTGATTTTATTAAATCAAATTGATTTTTAGCATTACTTCCTATAGTGCTAAAGCTTCTAAATAATATTTGAAATTCAGTTGCTAAATTTGAAGGGTCATTAATTGTTTTAACTATATTATTAGAAAAACCATTTAAAAAACCTACAAATGATGAAATTTCATCGGCTGTTTTTAATATTTCATTTGCATTTAATCCTATATTATCAGTTACACCTGTTAATATTTGTTTTGCGCTAAGAAAATTAAGAGGATATTTTTTATTTACACTAAATAAATTAGTTAAATCTCTACCAACTAATCCACTTAAATTATCTGTAATTTGATTTATTAATGATTTTTTACTACTTGAGCTACTAACATATATAAGTTCTTCCGATTTTTCAAATGTCATTGAAAATCGGGCAATGCCTAATTCAGTTAAATTTTCTGATAACGAAAACGGTTTAGCAGTTACTTGCAAGCTACCAAAAAACGGATGTACTAACTCGCCGCGTCCAGGGGATTTTAAAGCTGCAATTAATGCGTCACGGTCTGCAATGTAATTTTCACCACTAACTATACCAGTTATTGAATAAGTTTCTTGTAACGCCCCTAAATCCTCAACAAATCGACTATCACGATTTGGGTATTCATGAGTTACGGTTTTACGTCCAGCGGTTGTTGACGTGCTATCAATTAAAAACCTAACACCTTTAAAGCTTGCAGGTTGTAATTTTTCTAATAATGACATTTAATAAGCTCCTTGAGGCATACTCATTCCAAGGTTGCCTGACATTCCTTTTTGACTCATTTTAGTATTAACTATACGGCTATTGCCTAAAGCTTCAACTATAATAGTACCATCAAGGGTTGCTTTATTCCAAGTTGATGAATTAACATTTGATTTATTTCCATCGGTGTTAATTTCACGTCTTTTTTCAGCAAGCCTATCAGCAATGCTTGACATTCCACCACCAACACCGCCAAACATGCCGCCTATTTTTTCTGCTAATTTTGACATCCATTCAAAATCAGGCATTAAATCAGATATAATATCTTTTACTACTTTTAGGCCATTTATAAAATGAGTAACTGTTAATGCAACGACTTCAAATCCCATTCTTAGAAAGTCAAATACAGGTTTATATTTTATTGCTAACATTGCACCAATTGCAATTAGCCCCCCAATTGCGGCAACCGTCAACCCAATTGGAGTTAGTAATAATCCAAATCCAATTACTAAAGTTCCAATTATTAAAAGAAGTGGGCCAAGGGCTGCAACCAATCCAGCGATAATTAATATTGTCTTTTTTAATTGCGGCGATAAATCATCAAACACTTTTAAAAGTTTCAAAGTAATTTCAGCAAGTTTTAATTGTATTGGTATTAAATAATTACCTATAGAAACTGAAGCGTCATCAAGCCTAGCCCTATAACGTCTCATAGTATTTGCATGGGCATCTTGAGTTCTTGCAACGTCACCAATTGAGCTTGAGAAGTTTTTATGAAGTAATTCAATTGTAGCTAAAGCTTTAGCTTGCATCATAGTTTCGAAGCGAACACCACGTTTGGACATTACAAGTATTTGGTTTTTAACCATTTCTTCGTTAATGGCAACACCTAATGTTTTTAATGATTCGCGCTCGCCAACTAATGCAGATTGAAATGCTCTACTTACTTGCGAAGCACCGCCTTGCACGTTTTTAAATGAGGCAACATCGGCTGCAAGTTTATTTAGTTCGAATGATAATTCTAAAGATTTTTCTTGAGAAAATCCTAAATTTTGTGCAAAATCACCTAAATTAGCTAAAAATTCTTGAGCTTCTTTATTAGAAAAATTATAACTACTTCCTAGTATTTTTGCTGAATTTGCGGCATTTTTAGAAACATCGGAAAATACAAATTCAAACCTTGCGCGCATTTCTTCCGCATCGGATGCAGCTTTAATCATTCTATTGCCAAGAAACACTAATGGGATAGTTGCAAAGGCTGTTAATTTTGCGCCTGTATTGCGTATGGACGTACCAAATTCACGCATTGATTGACTTGTATTGCCAATTTTTTGTTTCAATTCAGCAACATTATCTTTAATTTTTTTAGCAATAGGTGAGAATTTATCAACAGCCCTATAAACGTATGAAATATTAAACGCCATTTTTCATTGCCCTTTCACGTTCTTTATTTATACGTTCTGCAAATTTATTTAGTTTGTAAACTTCAGGCAATGGCATATTTTGCAATTCTGTATATGATAAACCACCTTTATAAAATACCATAAGGTTAGCAATCATATAATCTATTTTTTCTTGTTCCCCATTTTCGCAAGATGGGAAGAAAGCAAAAAATTTGCAATATATTCCCCCATAAGTTTTTCAGTATCATTATCTGATAATTTATCATACATAGGAGCTGTTAATTTTTGTTCTTTTGCGTAACAAACATCATTTAAAATTAACTCACGAAAGCTTTCTTGATAATCAACTAAATCTACGCTTGACATCATTATTATTTCTATTACGCTTTCACCTGTTAATTCTTCTTCTTTTTCGCCACTTTTATCAGCGTTAGTTTCTACGCGTCCAGTGTTATCAGCCATGCTTTTTATTGCGCGAAAAAAACCCTGCTTTAATTTAGCGGATTGATGACGCTGCCTGTTTGATGGGGCTTTTAAAGTTAATTCGTTAGCAAATTCAATTTGCCCTTTTTCGTGATATTCTAAAGGGTTGCTTAATTGAAAAACAAATTCACTTTTATAATCAGTCATAAAAATCCTACATTAAATTGCTGCATCGGTTTTAAATTCTAAATCAATTTGAGTATCTGAACCTAAATTAATTTCATAATCATTTATCAAGGTTGCATTTGTAAAAGAACGTGTAAGACCTGCACCTGAAGCACTTATAACATTTGCATTGCCGTTATTTTTCCATGAAAGGATAGTTGCAATATTTTCAGCAGTTGGAAACATTGAAAATTTAACCATAGAAAGATTAGTTTCAACATTATTTGATAAAACAGTTTGAACGCTACCACCACCGGCCGATTGAACTCTTACAGTTTGCTCGCCTTTGCCTTCGGTATAACTAAATGAGTTAGCAACTATTGGAGTTGATAAATTATTAACCAATATAGTTGGATTAGCTAAAGTGATTGCCATTTATTTTACCCTTCTGTTGAAAATGAAATTTGCATAGTTGCTATAATTGTGCGTAATTGCGTTACAATTGGAGCTTGCATAGTTATAGTTACTGAACCATCAATTAAACTTAATGTAACAGTTCTATTGTCTTTAAAGAATTTTTGTGCAGTTGCTCCAGATTGAACTAATACATAATTATCACCGCCAAGTTGCTGAAATAGATTATCAAGATAAGACTCAATAACAGCTTGATTTGCCATGTTGCGATTAGGTATTAAATCGCCTTGAGTTAGCCTTGATTGTGCAAATCGTGCTTTTAAATTATTAAAATAAAATTCGCGAACTGCAGTTGAAGTGTCTACAGCGTTTAAAAATTTAAATGTAGTTTCTGCATTGCCGGCACTATCAGTTTTGCGAGTTGTAACAATTTCACCTGATATAATTGAAGTTCTAGTTTTATTATTTGCAAATGTAGATACGCCTGCAGTTATTAAACCTTCAATTTCAGTTTTTGAAAATCCAACACCGACATCAATTAAATCAAGTAGCGGAAATGGTGAATTAAAATAAGGCAATGCTGATATTGCAGGGCCACCAATAGTATCTAAAGCACCATTAGGGCTAATTACATATTGCGATATATTAGCACCTTCAGTAAGCCTCAAAGACCGCAATGCCGCAAATTGAGCTGATATAACATCGCTAAACTCAAGTAATGCGCCGCCTTTATGAGCTGTTGCGTTAAGTTTTTTATTACCTATCAAAACTAAAGATTTTGAATTTTGCGCGTTACCTGCGCTAACTAAATTTGAATAAGTGTTTGATAATGTTTGAATACCAACGCCATCCAATATGTCATTACTAACGTTAAACCTAGTATCTAATTCAGTTGTTAGTGTAGAAAGCGTGTAAGTTTCAGGCCATACTATAGTTTGATAGCGTTCACCATCTATAACATCAAATATATTTGTTAAAGTCGGATTAGTTGCTCCATTCGTTGGTAGTGTTAATGCTACTGTTATTCCTGCAACTGCGCCTTCTACTTTATAGCCTACATTATTACCAAATTCGCCCTTATGAGAGCTGGTTATAGTAACAGTTCCAGTGGAGTTAGCAGCCGTAAAGGGGGCTGTTGTCAATGCGTTTACTAAAGCTACAAAAGCATCTCCAATTTCATCTGCGGTATCATCAATAGCTATAGGTAAAGACACGGCATAGTTAGCACCTGATCCAATGGATATAACAAGCGTTCCGTTAGCTGTTGCTGTACCTGAAAAGGCAATAGTGCCAGTTGCGGCAGTGCCTGCCCCTGCATCTGCAAGGGGTATAGCGTCAAATTGAGTAACTTTATTTATACGCCTTGCCTGCCTTACCATTTGAGCAATCATACTTTTTGCACCAAAGAGGGCAGTTTCTTCGCCTGAATTACCTATATTTGTAACAAGCGAACCAGCTGTTGCAGTTCCAGAAAGCATTTGCCCTATAAATAAAACTTTTTGTGGGGCGTTTGAAATTGTAGATGCAGCAGGTATAATATTAAAAGTAATATCAGGTTGTGAAATTGTCATTACTTATTTCCTTTTTTGTTTTTTTGTTCTTTTAAATTAATGTCTTTTGATAATACAACTTCTACACAACCATCAATTTCAGCGTCTTTTAAACGTCTAAACCAAAAATTATCAACAATATTATTATTTTTATCTGTTTTTAATTTAATAATATCGTTAGGCTTAAATCCTGCTATTGCGGTATTTATTTTTAAAACAATCATAATTTTACCGTTTTTATAATTCTATAATTATAAATTGATTATTAAAAAATAAAAAGGTGATTTTAAAATAAAATGTAAAATGCCTATTGACTTCTATTATTCTCTATTATATAAAGGGTGTAAGGCATAGATATTAAATAGGAATAATAAAATGATTTTAAGAATATTTGTAGTTTGTTTGTGTTTATTATGTTTACCAAAGGGTGTATTTGCACAAGTTGATATAAATAAAAATGTAACTGATTATGTAATTCCTTTAAAAAATGGCACAAAATTAATTGAAAAATGGCATAAAGTTTTAGAAAGGCAACCTATAAAAGAAGGTAATGCAAAAGTAAATTATGAAACTTTAGTAAATGTTTTTGAAAGTGTAAGAGGAATTTACAAATCAGATAGTTATAATTATCAATCTTTTTGGTTTAAACCTAATGTTAATTTTGATTATTGGGCTACTCCTAATGAGTTTAAAGCTAACAATGGCGGAGATTGCGAAGATTATGCTATAAGTTGGTATTACGCTGCCCGTGAGGCTGGATTTAAAGCTAATCAGCTTAATATATGGGTTGGTTGGTTGCCTAATCACGATAATATGCAACATGCTGTATTAGCGGTTGATATTGATGGCAAGCAATATATACTTGATAATTTTAATAATAAGATTATGTTAGCAAGTGATTATATGCACAAAGAATTTAAATTAATGTTTAGATTAAATGAAAATGGATGGAGTACTAAATAATGCACAATAACATTGAAAATATTTGTTGGTCATGTGATTGCGAATTAAATTATCTTGAGCAACAACGCAAAGAATGTCTATCATGTTTTGCGGATAATGATGGGCCTTATGATGATGATTATGAGGATTGCGAATAATGTTTATATTAGATTGGCTTAATTGTGGGTGTATTCATAAATGGAAAATTTATAATTTTAAACAATATTTTGACCTTTCCTATAATCGTAAAACGCCAAAGACTCAATTTATATTGCAATGTAAAAAATGCGGAACTTTGAAAGAAAAAATAATATCAGGATGGTTAAAAGATGGAAACTAAACTAAAAGAGTTCGTACCGCGATACTACCAAAAAATAGTGAAAGATTATTCTCCTTCCTACGATGGCGGAGAGGTTGTTAATGGTGAAAAGTTGGTTTTACGCATGGAAGCCAAACTAAGGGCTGCTATACCGCTAATGCAAGCCGCTATAGACAATATAGAGTATAACATTAAAGAAGGTGGATTTGCGCTTGAGGGTGAGCAAGAATTATTAAACAAACTAAAGGAGTGGATAGAGTGACATGCACTACATTTATGATATTTAAGCAAATAAACAGCGAGGGCCGTTATATATTGAGGAGGGATTGAGTATGGGTGATATAATGGCAGTTTTTCGTATGGACGAGGTTAGTATTGAAATTAGAATAAGGCTACTAAGGAAGTTAGGCTGCGCTATAAATAGCAGCTACGGGATGAATATCACCGATGAATTAGTTAATGAGTTGGTAGGTATTCTAGATGCACAAGATAAAGTCCCGTATTAACAACAAGTGAAGGAGAAATTATGAGTAAAAAAGATAGAAATATCGGCACAATCCCGAAACATAATTTTGGCGGGGCTTGCAAAATAAAAGACGTTTATTCACTAGAAGTTATGAAGCAAATAAAGGATTTTAAGAATTCGCTATCATTTAGCGATGAATTTTTAAATAAATTACCAGAAGGTGAGGAAAAACAATGAGCCTATACTACACAGACCCGCTAAAAGCGGCGATAATCACGGGCAACGGCAAGCAATTTTACATGGCAGAGGGGGATTTATGAAGAAATTTAACTATTATCAAACTGAGGGCGCACCTTTAAAATTATGGGATAGCCACCAAGGGTTTGATGAAAACGCTATGCAGCAATTACGCAACGTTGCAAAGATGCCGTTTATACATAAACATGTTGCTGGGATGCCTGATGTCCATTGGGGGATGGGGGCTACTGTTGGTTCTGTTATAGCTACAAAAGGGGCGATAATACCTGCGGCAGTGGGTGTTGATATTGGTTGTGGCATGATGGCTGTAAAAACCAATTTAACCTCTCATGATTTACCGGAAAATCTATCTAACGTTAGAAGCGACATTGAAGCTGCTGTACCTCATGGTCGTACTGATAATGGTGGTAAAAACGATAAAGGTGGCTGGGGTGGCGACTTGCCAGAAGATGTTATAAGTAAATGGGGCGCAATAGACTCCCAATATAACAAGATAACCGATAAACACCCAAAAGCTAGAGCCTTCAATAACATTAGCCATTTAGGAACTTTAGGAACTGGTAACCATTTTATTGAGATATGCCTTGATGAAAACGACTCCGTATGGATTATGCTTCATTCGGGGTCAAGGGGTGTGGGTAATAGAATTGGAATGTATTTCATTGAAAAAGCAAAAGAAGAAATGGAACGCTACCATATAACTCAATATTTACCTGATAAGGATTTATCTTATTTAGTTGAACATACAGAAATATTCAATGATTATGTTGAAGCTGTAAGCTGGGCGCAAAATTACGCACTAGAAAACAGAAAAATAATGATGGATAGGGTTTTAAAGGTTCTGCAAAGTCACACTAAAGAAATAATAACAAGCGATATGGCTGTTAATTGTCACCATAATTATGTTGAGCGTGAAAATCACTTTAATGATAACGTACTTGTAACAAGAAAAGGTGCTGTACGAGCAAGAAGAGGAGATTTAGGAATAATACCCGGCTCAATGGGTACTGGCTCTTTTATAGTTGAGGGGCTGGGTAACAAAGAATCCTTTTGCTCATGTTCACACGGTGCTGGCAGGGTTATGTCGCGTGGTGAAGCTAAAAAGCTTATAAGCCTTGAGCAGCATAAAAATGCCATGCGAGGTATAGAGGCGAGGCTTGACGTGGATGTATTAGATGAAAGCCCTGCCGCATATAAAGATATTGGTGCGGTTATGGCGGCACAAGATGATTTAGTGAGTATAAAATATAGGCTAAGACAAATTGTGAACGTTAAAGGGTAAAACAAGCCTTATCCAGGGGAGAACAAATAGCGGGGGAGTGATATGGATAAACTACAGCAGATAAAAGAGGCTTTGCAATTGGCGACACAATTTAAATCAAGAGGCGATGCAAATGTGATAACGCTAGATGCTTGGTACGCGCTACATGATGCTAAACCCCTCATAGACAAGCTTATAGCCGAATATAAAAATCTAAAAGCCGAAAACAAGCGGCTGCGGGACGCTTTGGAATTGATAGCGCTATCAGAAAACCTAACGTGGCCTGAAATAACAAAAAGACCACATAATTTTGAGATAGCTAAACAAGCCCTACAGGAGGATAAATAACATGTAAAGAAAAGTGAAGTTTTGTTTGTATGTTAATAAAAAACAATTTGTATTATTAATAATAATTATTAGAATGAGTTGTGTTAACAACATCCTTATTCTTTATGATTAAAAAAATATATTTTAAATTATTAATATTATTATTGCCTAATTGGTTATTACATAAACTTGGCTTTTATATTGAGTGCTATAAAACCAATTATGTTAAATGGTCACTGGTTAATATAAAAACCGGCGAAGTTGTGTCTGACAAAGAAAATATTGAAAAATTACAACAAGAATTAAAATATAAAATTTCTATAAATAATGATAATTAAATCGGAACATCATCTAAACTAACATCAAGCGTTTGCATGATAATATTATCCCCATCATCTGTTATAGGGTCAATATATATCAATGAGAAATCACGGAACGCAACATTTTCAGTAGGTGCAACTGTATCACCAATAGTTATATCACAAACAGTTTCAAACATAAATTCATGAATGTAATACGCATTGTTATATTGAATAAATCTATCACCTGCGGCAACAGTTACATAAGTTGCAGCTTCTTCTAATACAGGTGTAAACCTAGTACGCAACATTGATTTATAAAGTGCAACCCTTACATCCTCTATTAAATCACGGGCAGCACCGCCACTTATTTCATTTGAGCATGGAACGTAAATATAAACTGAGAACGGCAATATAAGCCTTGTGCGATATTCATCGCCATAAGTTAAAGTTTGTATAGCATCCGTACTATCCCTACGGCTTTTTGATATTGATATATCGCCAAGTACCACAAAAGCCCATAGCGCGCTTGTATTCTGTTTTGTATAAGCTTCCATTGCGCGTTCCCATGAGATAGCCCTTGCAACTCTTACACCACTTCTTAAAATTGGAGTGCCTTGAGCTGGACTATTAGGGGTTAATGTAGTTTGATAGGTAAACGTTGTATTATTTGTAACTGTTATTTGATGCCTGCCATTGTAGCCAGTTGCATCATTATTTAATAATACGATAGTACCAGTTGCAGGGGTAACTGGTTGACTATCTATTTCATATTTAAAAGTTCGCCTATTTAGAACGTCCGTTATTGCAAAACTGCCATTATATGCAGATTGATTAGCCCCTGCAATTTCAGCTACAAAATCAAAACCTTCCGTAAAATCATGAGGCGTTGCCGTTGTAACGGTTACTATTGAGCCAGTCGCGCTTATCCCTGGCTTAGGTATTGAAGTAATAGAACTTATACTTATTGGAGTTTTGGCATTTAAAATAGTTATATAATTATTAGTAGCTAATCCATGCGGCGTTGCGGTTACAGCGGTTATAGTAGTTCCTGAACGCGTTAAGCTGCTTATAGTAATATCAGGATTGCTAAACAAGCTTGTTTGTGTTGGTAGTGCGTTTTGCAATTGCCCTGCTATAGTCGATGCTTTTATCATTATCTATAACCCTCATCATGCGCTTTTTTAAGTTCATTTTCCATAATAGTAACAGCCTTACCTTGTGTTTCTTTTGATGCAATGCGTAAAGTTGGCCTATTACGTTTTTCTTCTAATATTTTTGTATACATAGTTTTTTCGTTTTGCCTAAAACCAAATTCTAATTCCTGCGCGCCTTTTACACTAAATCCAATAGTTTTTCTAGCGTCACCGCTTCTATTAGCAAAACTTTCACCTTCAACCGATGCACGATGCCGCCTGCCTTTATATTTATAAACTTGTCCCGAACGTGGGCGTTTTAAAACATTTTCATTTATTGTTCTTTTAGCAATAGCACCAATTGCGTAGAAAGCCTGCCTTATTCCGCGCACGTTTATTTCTTCCAAGTGGGTTAATTGGAATTCAACTTGCCTATTATTTGGGTCAGGAGTTACTTTAAACATAGAATAATTATATATTATTTACAAGAAAATGCAATTATTTGTAAAATAGGTATTGACGTATAATAAGTTCTATTATATAAAGGGTGTAGGGATTTAAAATAAAGGAATAAGATTATGGATTTAACTTATACTCAAGATAAAATGTTTACAAGATTTATAGCTCAATCTAAAGAGGGTGAAACTGCATGGCGTGAAATGGCGGTTAAAATGAATGGCGTTGCATCGGTATTTAATTTTGATGCTCATAATGTAATTTTGCAATTGCGTAGAGCTGGTTATAAAGTTGGTAAAGCAAAGCCAATTAGTAAAAAAGAAATTGATAATATTTTAAATGAATTAGGTATTTAATGGGTAGGTATAAAGATATAGAGTTTTTAGATGGTAGAAATTTTTGTAGCGCAAGGCACAAAATACATGAAGCTGAAAGAAAACAATATTTACAAAATAAAGCTAATGGCTTTTACGATAATTTACCTAGCAATAAGAAATTAGTTGAATGTAAAAATTGCAAATGCGGTTTTGTAGCTAAAAAAGCTGATATAAAAAGAGGATGGGGTAAATTCTGCTCTAAATCTTGCAAAGCTCAATATTAAATAACTAACAGGAGAATAAAAAAATGAATAAAATTAAAACATTAATAATATGCGTTGCTTTAACTTTAGGAATAAATGTATCAGCTCAAGCAAAAGTAACAGTTGGTGGTTATCCTGCATGTATATCTGAAAATTATTTCAATCAATTACTAGATGCAATTAATGATAAAGATGATTATGCAATTAATTTTTTAGTTAGTAATACTTTGTGTATAGTTACAAAACCTGATATTCCTGTAACTGTTTTAAGTAACTCATGGGGTATATCAAAAGTAAGGGCTTATATAGGCAATAAATCAATTATCCTATGGACTAATTCAGAAAATATTATTGATTAGGCAAAAAAAAGGAACGAAAAATGACA